CCAGCGCCGGGCTGCTGCTCACGCCGTCGTCGCTGCCGATCACGGGTGCCGCGCGGCTCACCGGCACCGCCTCGGTTGCCACCCGTGCCACCTCGACTGCCACGCGTGCCACCTCGATCGGCACCCCTGCCATCGGCATCGGTGCCACGGTGCCACGGTCGATGGCGACGCTCGGTGTCACCCGTGCCATCGCCGCCTCGCCGCCGTCGCCTGCTGGCACCCGTATCACCGCCGTTGGCACCCGTGTCACGGTGAGCGTTGGCACCTCGCCGATGGTTGGCACCGTTGCCGCTGGCGCCCGTGCCACCTCGGTTTCCGGAGGTTGTGCCACCGACACGGTTGGCACCCGTGCCCGTGCCAGCGGCACCCTGGCCGGTGCCACGACGGTTGGTACCGCCGCGACGGCTCAGTGAGCCGGAGCCGAAGAGGTACCACAGGGCGAGAGCGAGACCCACCATCACGATCAACCCACCGGCCACGAGCATGGCCAGCTCCGGAGACTGCATCCACAGCAGCACGCTACCCACCAGGGCGATCAGCAGCCCCAGGGTCAGCGACAGGTGCCACGTGGGACGACCCGTGCTCGGCCTCGGCTTGGGACCGGCAGCCGGCGCGTCTGTCTTGGTCTCGGCCCTCTCGTCCTTGGTCTCCTCGCCCTCAGCCAGGTCGGTGGGGGTCACCGGTGCCGCTGCAGCGAACACCGAGGTCTCACCCTTCTCGAGCTCCTCGCTCACCGTCATCACCTCCTCAGTGATACCACCTTATCACATCAACTGATGAAGATGGCAGTGACATCGGTCGTCGTGTCACGTGTCAGACGTGTCAGTGCCACCGACACCCGCTGGCATCGGTGGCACCGATCTGGGGACTCAACGTGGTCAAGAGACGAGCCGCTCCCTGGCCGCGCGCAGCCGACGAGCCGCGGTGGAGTGTGTCATGTTGAACCTCTTCTGGACCATCTTGACGGTGACGGCGTTCACGCCGTCCCTCTCGATCAGCTTGAGGATGGCCTCGATCTCGAGGTTGGCACTGCCGCTTCGGGGTGCCAGTGCCACGGGACGTGGCACGAGTGACACGGCAGGAGGTGTCACCTCCTCGGTGTCACCGACGCTCTCAGGGGTGTCAACCGTGGTGTCAGTGTCAGTGTCAGTGTCAGTGTCGGTGTCAGCTGACACCTGCTCGATGGCATCTGACACCTCGAACGGCATCGGGTACCTCAGGTCGTGGATCCTCTCCGCGTTCGCGGCCAGCTTCATCGAGTTGATGAACAGCTTGAGGGTCTCGGGATCGTTCGCGACGTCGGCTCGAGCCAGCAACTTGATGAACTTGCGTCGCCTACGCGGCTTGCCGTCACCGGTCATGAAGACGCGCACGGCGCTCGCGACGGCGTGCTGACGAGCGATCACCTTGGCGTCTCGTTCCTCGTCGCTGAGACCCAGGAAGGCGAGCACGCGCTCCCTCAGCTCACGCGTGACGCGCACCCACACGGAGTCATCCTTGATCCTTAGGCTGCGGATCTCGATGCCGAGCGCGAGGTGAAGCATGACCAGCGACAGGATGGGTCCCAGCACGACTCGCGCGATGCCGATCCACGGGCCGCTGAGGCTCCACGCCATGTAGGCGGACACGGCGCAGAGAAACCACGCGATCAGACGAGCCGGCCCCGGCTTGCCGTGCTCACGGATGGACGCGCGCATGCCCCAGCCGCACGCGACCTGAGCGAGCTCCAGAACGAAGAACATGATGCCTCGTTCCACGACGTCGTCAACGTGCAGCACCTCACCGAAGTAGCTCCAGCTCGTGTTCAGGGACACGGTCATCCCCGCGAGCGCCGCGGCGTAGAACATCCCGGTGCCCGACGCGTCCGTGGGCTGCCGCGGTCGACGGGCCCACGCGATGACGCTCAGCACGGTGGAGCGCAGCAGCCACAGCGTCAGCAGCGCCAGCGCGCCGTACCCGAGACCCACGAGCCACGGGCTGAGGTAGATCATCGACGCCCATAGGGCGGACAGGCTCACGATCGCTCCCTTCCTCGTTCACGTTCCGACAGGTGTTTACAATACCGCATCAAGTTGCAGAGATACAGCGAGGGGCGGATCCGCTCGGGATCCGCCCCTCGTTCTCGGTCAGCTCTCGTCGTCGTTGAGAACCTCGTTCGGGTCGACGTCGAGGTCGATGAGTCTCAGCCGAAGCGTGTCGTTCTGCCTGGTCAGCCGCTCGTTGGTGCGGGTGAGGTGACGGTTGTGGGCCCGCTCCTCACGGAGCCTCGCGGTCAGTCGAGTGATCGTTCGCGTGCACCACCGGATGATGCTCACGGCTGGATCACCCGGACGTACCACCGGCCCCTCTTCAGCCAGTCATCGGTGTTCGTGGGGAGCTGGATGGTGCCGTCGCTCAGCAGCTGGAACGTCTCGACGCAGTCACCCTCGTACCTGACCTCGAGACCGACGGCGTCCACGCGCACCCACGTTCCCGGTGCGACGTCGATGAGCGTGACTTCCTCAATCACGGTGGTCTCCCTCAGTCGCAGGCGCTCGTCTCGAGGCGCTCGGGAAGGTCGGCGTCCTTCCAGTCCTCAGTCAGGTAGCCCCGCGAGTCGGTGTTGTACTGGTTCACCGTGTTCAGGCACTGCTGCCGCAGGCCGGTCACGTTGGTGACCAGCGACTGCCGCGCCTGGACGTCCTGCATCCCCATCAGGCCGTCCTCGCTCGTGAGGTTCGGGTGCAGCTTGTCGAAGTCGGCGAGGTCCTGCCTGGCCTGAGCGATCTTCTGCGTGAACGCGGTGACGTCGTTCGCCTCACGGTGGAACGCGACTTGCGCCGCGACCCAGTTCGACGCCGAGTTCTTCTGCCGGTAGGCGTCGCCCTGCCCCCACCAGTAGGAGAACCCGGTCGCGAGGCCCCAGCCCAGCGCGATCACCGCGAACCCAGCGAGCACGGCGAGGATGAGCAGCCCGAACCCGGTGCTCAGGGGCCGCCTGTCCAGCGACCGCTCCCAGTTGTAGCCCATCACTTGCCTCCGATCTTCGCGAGGCCGCCCTTGTCCAGCGGCGACCCCTGGTTCGCGTTGTAGGTGATGACCGGCTGGGTGCTGAAGGTCATCGGGGTATCGGACTCGACCGCGGACAGGCCGTTGCACGGCAGCCGGATCTCGTTGCCGGACGTGGTGAAGAAGTCGTAGCAGAACGGCTCCGGGCCCCACGTGCCGTTGTCACCCGGCGCGTCGACGACGCCGCTGCCGCCGTTGCTGGACCACGAGATGGACTGGCTGTTGGTCATCTGGCTGTCGGGCGAGAAGACCATGCCCTTGATGGTCCACTGCGCGACGAGAGCGCCGGTCATCGGCACGATCCAGTACACGTAGTGGATCGCGTTCGGGTCGTTCTGCCGGAGCAGGTGCTCCTTCAGGAGGGTGCGCTCGGTCCAACCGCCGGCGTCCATCTGGCTCAACGGGTAGGGCACCGCGTTTTGGGCGTGCTGAGAGTACTGCTCGGTGACCTGCTGAGCCTGGCTCTGCGCGCTGCCGGTGCCGCACGAGTCGGCCATCAGGGCGATGGGCAGGACGCCCACGGCGACCAGCGTGGTCAGCACCCTCTGTCGACGGGTCAGCTTCATTCCTCAGTTCCTTCCTGGGTGGGGAGCGGCGTGCGCCGCGCCCGGACTCTGTCATCAACCTTGACGCGGAGCTGCGTCTCGTCCTCGAACGTGAACAGCACGATGCCGTTCTCCTCGTCGCGCTGCTTGCGCCTGACGCGTCGCCAGACGCCGTCCGGCGGCTCAACCTGGATCTCGTAGCCAGTCTTCACCTTGACCGCGACGCGGTTGTACTCGGGAAGCTCGCCGTAGCGAACCGCGTGGTGTCGCGCCACGTCAGTCCCCTCTCGTGGGCCACACGTACGGCAGGTCGAGCGGCACGTCCGGCCACAGCGCGCCGTAGTGCTCGGGGTTCTTGCGGATCAGGTTGGAACGGTGGCTGCGGTGAAACGCGACGTCGCCGAGCCACGGTGGGTCGACGTCGAACCGCGGCGGCACCCCGTACTCGAGCGCCAGATCGAGGGTCTTGCCCCAGCACGTGTCCCGGTAGCCGCGCTCGGTCCACTCCTGGCAGATCACGGCCTGGTAGCGAAGGAGGACGGGCTCGTAGCCGCGCCACATCCTGGTCGCGGGATGGTTGACCCAGCCCCCACCGGTCAGGAGCGCCGTCATGATCTGCAGCGTCTCGACGCGCTGCTTGCCGAGGCGCTGACGGTCGAGCGACCGCGCCGTCTCACCGAAGTCGACGTCGGGAAGAAAGGTCTGCACGTCACCCTCTAGAAGTAGTCCGCGGTCAGGAACCACGTGGGGGTCGGGTGCGTGGGCCTCAGGTTGAGCGTCTCGAACGCCCTCTCGAACTGCAGCACGAGCTGCTCGTTGCAGGCGATCCGTCCGACGACCTCGAGGTCAACCGCTGAGGTGTCGCCCCACTCGGCGTCGAACTGCGGCTCCTTGAGAACCAGGGCGAACGAGTTGAGATCGTAGCCGTGGGAGTGCACCTCGAGGCCGGCGCTGAGCGGCTTTCCCGTGACGTCGAAGGTCACGGAGTCGAGATGCTTGAGTCCGAGCTCCATCACCTCGGTGTAGCTGAGGTCGTCCCACTCGTCGATCTGATCCTCGGTCAGCCACGGGAGGTCCGTGGGCTCGAGGGACGCGTACCCCAGCTCGTCCTTGGGTTCCCGCAGGAGCCAGCCCTCGTCGCTGCCGCCGAGCGGCACCCCGAACACGAGGTGACCGTGCGCGTTCTGTCCCATCCTCACCTCTCTCGACACAATTCATCAATGATGCCTGTGACCGTATCGCCGCTCGCGACGCTCGTCCAGGGCTAGATCTCGTCGCAGATGTCCTGCAGGCAGTTCTCACAGAGGTACCGCAGGATCGTACGGCCGTTGACGTCCGACTCGTAGGGATCCACGTAGCGCTCACCCGTGCCGGTGCAGCGGCTGCCGCTCTCCGAGCACCGCGCGACCAGCGGCAACGACCAGCGACCGGTTGTCTCCACGTCGCTCATCCCTCCCGGTAGTCCACGACCACGATCTCCGCCTCGGAGCCGTGCGCGACCCCGAGCTCCCGGGCCTCAGCGAAGGCCGGCGACCGCCAGCGATCCCCGTTCTCGGACCGATGCCGGCTGCTCGCGACCAGGTCACGGGCCGCGGTCTCGTTCAGCGCGATCACGACCGCCTGGTTGAGCTCACCGCGGTCGACGTGACCCAACCGGTCGAGGTGGAAGATCCTCACGACCCTCGCTCCTTATATCTAGTAGATCGAGGCGACGCGAGCGAACTCTCGAGCCGCGGTCGGGTCCTTGGGACGGAACTCGTGGAGGTGACGAAAGAACTCGTCACGGGTGTACTTCTTCACCGGGACGGTCTTGTAGCCGTGCCGCGAGTGCGCGTGCAGCTTGATCTCGGTCTGGCCGGTCGTCGAGGTGGTGACGCCGCGGGAGAACTGCGGCGCGAAGCGACGCGCGGTGTCCTCGTCGATGCCGACCCGCTCCAGCCAGACGCGCGCCGGCTGCGGCTCGCCGCTCTCGGTGAGACGGTGGATGCGGTTCAGGTGGCGGGTCGCCGCCGCGAGCTCGCGCCGGATCCGCTGCAGCCGCCTGCGCTCGGACCTCTTCGACATCCGTGGTCTCCCTCCGTGGTTCCTCGTTCCTGGGACTACCGTACCACCCTGAGAGGGAGATGTAAACAGTAATCTTAGCTGAACATCGTTGTCATCAACCTTGCGTCGCTGGTACGATGTTCACCATGGATGACGTGAAGACCCTTCCCCCGCTCAAGCAGCGGGTCGCCAGCTACCCGCTCAGCTTCCTCGCGGTGCGCCACGTCGTGCTCGAGCCCGACACGCCCAACGAGCGAGCGCTCGTCTACGCGTGGGACGCCTGCGCGGCTCTCGGTGTGGATCTCAACGAGATCTCGACGCTCGACCCTCAGGAGGTGAGCAAGGTCGACGTCTACGAGGGCCAGCAGCTCACCGAGTCGGTTCTCCTGACCACGGCGGGCGTTCGACGGCTCGCCGGCCTGGACGGTGATCCCGAGCGTTCCCGGTTCGTGACCTGGGTTGAGACCGAGCTTCTTCCTCGCCGCACCGGCCACCGCGCACCCAACCCGAACCGCACCAAGTGGGGCTGGCAGCCCATCCGCGACCTCGTCCGTGACCACGGCTACACCGCGCGACGGTTCACCGAGGAGGCCAACGCGCTCGACCTGCCCGGTGTCGATCACTTCAACCAGGGTAACTACATCGCGTGGGCCTACGGCGGCTGCCTGCCGGCGGAGTCCCTCGTCAGGCGAGCCTGCGTCCTGCTCGGCGTGAACGAGAACGAGCTGTTCAACGCCGACGTCCTCGCCGCCTACCCGAGCCGCGGCCGCGGCCGCCGTCGGCGCCGCGTTGAGGAGGCTCGCGGGTGAGCGAGGATCCGAGCAGCCAGCCCGACATGTCACCGTTCGAGACGACGGAGGTGTCGAAGCTCGTGCAGGACGCGATCGCGATGCACGAGATCCTCACGTCCCTGATGAGGGGCGGTTGGACCGAGCGTCAGGCGATCATCTACCTCGTCGAGATGGGCCGACCGCGACGTGACTGACCGCAAGAGCCGACCCGCGAAGCGAGTCCCCGACCCTCTCACCGCGAGACGCGTCCGCTGGCGGTCCGAGATCGACGAGACGGAGCTGACCGCCGCGTTCATGTATCTCACCCTTCTGATGGAGGATGACGTCGCGTCGATCATCGTAGAGAACTTCCGCAACCAGGTCGACACCCATCGTCGTCAGCCGCTCGATCTGCTTCGCGCCGCGGAGCTGCCGCTGCTGAAGCGCGACAACCCACACGTCACCGCGGAGCTCGTTCGCGTCGCCGGCGGTGCCCGGTTGACACCCGTGCTCTACCTGCGGGGCAACACGCGGCGACCGCCGGTCATCGTCACCGGCTACCACCGGATCTGTGCCTCGTACCACTGCGACCCCACCGCCGACATCAACGTGAAGCTGGTGTGACCGTGACCAACGACCATCTGACCCTCCGTGGCGTCGCCCTGCGCGGTGACCGCCTCAAGCGCACCGAGGAGCTTCGCCGGGGCGTCACCTTCACCGACGACAGCGTCACGCTTCGCACCGTGCGTGACGAGCTGATCGGGCAGGCCGCGCTCGACCTCAACGACGAGGGGGACATCGTCGTTGAGGCAGTCGTGCCGATCGACCAGGTTGACAAGCTGAGCGGCTCACCGTACCTCTGCGTCGCGGCGCGCCTTCACGAGGACGAGCCGGCCGACCTCGGCTTCATCCTCGTCACGCCCTCCTCCGGTGACGCGCTGCAGCTGCCGTACCGGCTCACCCGCGTTCCCGAGGGATGCGAGGGGCAGCTGCGGCGCGAGGGCTACCGCCCGGTGCGGGTCGTGGATCAGGCGACGCTCGTGGAGCTCAGCCTCAACGAGCGAGGTCAGGTTGAGCCGAGCTGGGACGACGAGACCACCCACGTCGAGTGGCAGCACGCGAGTGAGATCGACCACGTCGACGTGTCGAACGCGATCGCGCGGGCGCTCGGCCACGGGTCGTGGCACCAGCTCACCGAGAGCGGCGACGAGGGTGACGTGGAGCTCGGCCGGCGGATCTTCATGGAGCTCAACCACCGGCGGATCTTCATGGAGCTCAACCACCTGGATCTGCGCGGCCGGCACTGACCTGCTAGGCTTGATCACGACGCGGAAGCCGGAACGAGCGGAGCGGTGTGGGAGCCCTGACCTGGTTGCTGATGATGCTGGTCGTCTTCCTGACCACGATCGTGGTGCTTCTGCTCGACGCGCTCGAGAGGGGCCCCAGCTCGAGAGCTGGGGCCCCGTCCGATCACCGCAGCGCGAGCCGCGCCGCCACCGACACCGGGTCGTGGATCACGTTGATCCGGAAGCCGTTGTCGGCCGGTGACACCGTCCACGTCTCGGGGTCCTCACCGGGTGCCTCTCGCCAGCCTCCCCGCGCGATCAGGTCGATCGCCTTGGCTCGTGAGAACGCCTCGGACCACACGCCCTCGTAAACGCGCCCGGTCGAGTAGATCGTCACGGCCTTCCGGCCGCAGTCCAGGATCGCGACGCCGTGCCTCATCCCTCGTACCCCGTCGCGAACGCGAACAGGGTCGCCAGGTTGACCATCGCGACCGGCTCGCCGTCCTGCCTGAGGACGACGTGCAGCTCCTCGTGGTTCTTGCCGGCGAGGTCCTCGTTCTGGATGCCCCAGAAGCCGGCGTTGTCGAAGCTCCTGCCGCGAACCTCGACGGTGATCTCCCGCTCGTCCGGCTCGTGCCAGTCGTTCCGCAGCCCGAGCCGCGCCCGCAGCTCCTCCAGCTCGAACCGTCGGTGGATCATCTTGACGTCGGGCTGGACGAAGACCTCGAGCTCGCTCCGGAAGAAGCTGAAGGTGTCGTCCTCGACGTCGAGGTAGACCCGGTAGGACCCGTCCTCGAGAACCTTGACGACCGTTCCCTTGCTGCCCTCCGACGGGCCTCGGGTGATCTTGACGCGGGTGCCGAGCTTCAGCTGCTCGCTCATCTGGTTCCTCGCTTCCTGGTTCAGGTTCTCGATCAACGATCGAAGGTGACGGGGCCGTGGATGTCCCCGCCGGTCTGGTAGGCGGTGCCGGTGACCGGGCCGTTGATGGTGTTGTTGACCACGCGACGGTTGGCGTGCGCCGCCACGAGCTCCGTCTCGAGGTGCTCGCTGACCGGCCTGCCGGAGCCGATCCACGCGACGTCGAAGACCTTGACTCCCTTGCGCTTGCCCTTGTAGCTGATGATGACGCCCAGGTGCTCTCGTCGGGCGTCGCTCTTGCGGTAGACCTTGTCCGCCTCGTCCACGCTCGTTCCTCTCATCCATCGCTCGTTGCTGGTGCAACCGTACCACGTCCGCGGCAACTTGTAAACACTGAAAGTTGTTGAGAAATACCCTGGACAACGCTCGGAGCTGCCTGGTACGGTTTCACCATCACCGGTTGAACCCCGGTGGGTAGCAAGGGAACCTCCCGGTGCGAACGCACTCGGATACTTCAACCGGAACTCTGGGTTACGGGTTCGAGTCCCGTCGTCCCGACCTAGGTCGGGACGTGGCTCAACAGGCAGAGCAAGAGTCAGCAAGGACGCCGAGAGCGATCCCTGGTCTCGGGTAGGTTCTCGAGGGTCTGTGGCGCAACTGGCAGCGCAGCCGTCTCCAACACGGAAGGTTCCAGGTTCGAGCCCTGGCGGGCCTGCTTAGGAAACGAGCCCCACTGGTGTAACGGTAGCACCTCCGCCCCTCGAGCGGAGAGCGCCGGTTCGATCCCGGCGTGGGGTACGGGGTGTCGGCACGACGGCGAACCCTGCGGAACGGTCCCGGGACCTCACCCGCATCAGAGCTCGATGCGTAGCGAGCTTAAGCCAGGGGATGACCCGGCATCGTGCGTAGCGTGGAGAGGGAGGACCCGGTTCGATCCCGGGATGCCGGCGCGACGTCCCGCACTCTGGGAGCCGGCAGAGGTGGTGTAGCTGGAGCACACCCTCTCAACGCGGCGAGGCTGTCTAGCTCAGTCAGGTTAGAGCACCGCCCTGATAAGGCGGGGGTCGGTGGTTCAAGTCCATCGGCAGCCACGGCGGGAAGTCGGGGGTTCGAGTCCCCTCACCTCCACCTCATGGGGGTGTACCTCAGCGGCAGAGGACCGCGGCAAGCTGGTGTAGCTCAATGGGAGAGCGCTCCCCTGTCCAGGGAGAGGTCGCGGGTTCGATCCCCGTCTCCGGCGCGGGTGGCGAGTACGACGCCGCCAAGTTGAGATCGACAGACCGGGTCCGTCAGGTTCAACTCCTTGGCTGGACGCCGACCGTCTCGTACGCGGTTGAGGGTTCGATTCCCACCTGGTGGTAGGATCACGGTCGACAGATCTCAACGCTTGGCTGCCTAGCTCAGGTTGGCAGAGCGCCCGGTTGAAGCCCGGGAGGTCGCTGGTTCGAGGCCAGCGGTAGCCACGAGCTTGACCCGTGCTTGCTGCACACTTGCGCGGTTCAAGCATCACCTCGGTGCGAAGCTGAGCGGGTACTTCCTCGTGGAATCGTGGGTTCGAATCCCATCGACCGGCGTGCCGGTCGTTCGCCGCAGCGGCCAAGCGGCATACCCCAACCAGCTGCCAGGTCTCGAGGTGACCACAACTTCATCGTCGCGGTGCGCGCGTGAGCGGTTCCTTCACACAACCCTCGCAAGGTTGAGGTGTGGGTTCGAGTCCCACCGACCCCTCGGGGTCGTGGTGTAATCGGTAGCACGTTACTGAAGACAACACCGCCCATCATCAGGTCTCGCGACGACCCACAACTACACACAGGCTTCGCCACGGTGCGAAGACCGGCGGATACTTCAATCGACTGTTAATCGGTAGCGAAACTCCGTCGGTCAGCTCAGGTCTCGTGGTGATCTCGTGAGCGACCGGGACGGTGCGCTGACGGACGGCTACTTCAACGGCTGATGGTGAACACGCCGCCCGTCGCATCAGGTCTCGTCCCGGCCCAGCTCACGACCCAGCGGGGTAGCGCAGCTCGGTAGCGCGATGGGCTCATAACCCACAGGTCGCGGGTTCAAATCCCGTCCCCGCAACTCGGTCCCACGTTGACAGGCAGGCGACGGGGGACCGCCCACGAGACCCCGATCACGCCCCGACGCGTGATCGGGGTCTCGCTCTGTCTGACGAGGAAGGAGCTAGGAACGATGGCAGGATTCAACAAGGTGTCGGCTCAGCCGCGACGGCTGGCGGCCAGCGGGCCGCTGCGCACCGTGAGCGACGTCTCGGACACCGTCACCCACGAGAGCGCTCCCGGCTTCCAGCGCGACGCGCAGTCCGAGCTGTTCCTGCGCGCGACCACGCGCTTCGTCGGTGAGAGGGCCTTCTACGAGACCGCGGACGCCGGTACCGACCGGCTGCGTGAGCTCGTGAGCCAGCTCGCCGTCGACGACGAGACGTGGCCGTGGGTGCGGGTCTTCCTCTCGTGGCTGCGCGGTCCGGGCAACATCCGCACCGCGTCGATCCTGCTCGCCGCGGAGGCCGTGCACTCGCGGCTCGCGGCCGGCAAGCTGGGAGACGGCAACCGTGAGCTGATCACATCGGTGCTGCAGCGACCGGACGAGCCGGGTGAGATGATCGCCTACTGGCGACACCGGTTCGGGGTCAAGCGGAGCGACGGCACGATCATCGTCCGCCTGCCGAAGCCGGTCAAGCGCGGCATCGCCGACGCCGCCACGCGGCTCTACGACGAGGCCGCGTTCCTGCGCTACGACGGCGAGGGCAAGGCGGTCCGGATCGGTGACGTGCTGGAGCTGACCCACGCCGACGTCCGCGTCTCGAGCGAGGAGCGCACCTGGCAAGACGACGTGTTCCGGTGGGCGATCACCGCGCGTCGAGGCCGCGACGCGGAGCCCCCGGAGTCCCTGACCCGGATCCACCTGCGGCACGTCCTGTCCCGGTACGAGCCCGACCAGCGCCACGCGCTCGCGAGGAGCGCGCTCGACGGCAGCCAGGTCTCCCTGGACCTGATCCACGGCGCGATGGCCGGTCAGTGGGAGTGGCTCAAGCCGTGGCTCGGTGAGCGACCGACCGAGGTGACGCCCCTGACCGACGCCGAGATCTGGCAGCTCGCGCTGCCGACCATGGGGTACATGGCCCTGCTTCGCAACCTGCGGAACCTGGACCAGGCCGGCGTCCCGGATCCCGTGGTCGCGCCGGTGATCGCGCGCCTCGCCGACCCGGAGCAGGTCGCGAGGAGCCGTCAGCTGCCGTTCCGGCTCTGGTCCGCGTACCAGGAGGTCTCGTCCCTGCGGTGGGGCCACGCCCTGGAGCAGGCCCTGAACCACTCGCTGCGGAACGTGCCGGTCCTCGATGGCCGGACGCTCGTGCTCGTCGACGTCTCGGACTCGATGACGTGGGGCAAGCTGTCCGGGAGCTCCAAGATGGACTACGCGACCGCGGCCGCGATCTTCGGTCTCGCGCTGAAGATCCGCAACCCGGGAGGCGTCGACCTGTGGGGCTTCGCGAACCAGCAGTTCCACGTCACCGGCGTCGACGCCGGCTCGAGCCTGCTTCGGATGGTTGAGGCGTTCCGTCGGCAGCAGGGACGGGTCGGCGGCGGCACCGAGATCGCCCGGGCGATCCGGGAGACGCTGCGAGACGACCACGCCCGCGTGATCATCCTCACCGACATGCAGACGTTCGGTGGGAACCACTGGCAGGTCGGTGACGTCGACACCGCCGCGCCGCGGGACATCCCGATCTACGCGTTCAACGTCGCCGGCTACAAGAGCTCGGCGATGCCGGTTCAGCTGGGCAACAACCGTCACGAGCTCGGTGGCCTCACTGACGCGACGTTCGGCCTGATCCGGATCCTTGAGGCTGGGCAGGCAGGGCGGTGGCCGTGGGAGCTGAGCTGAGGTGCACGGTCTGGTGCGCCGGCGGCTGCTCGTTCCCGAGGTGCCAGGTGGAGGTTCACCCATCGCTCACCCCGGGACGGCTTGAGGTGGGCCGCCGTCGGTACGGGCGGCGGCGTCGTCGGGGACGGCACCGCCTCGGGTTCTGGTCGTGGCTCCTGCGACGCGTGAGCCGCTGGTAGGCGAGCCTCACCACGTAGTATAATAGTTCCAGCGTAGAGATGGTGGGGTCGGGACAGCCCGGCCCCATCGTCGTATCCGAGGAAAGGAAGCAGGAAGTGATGAGACAACGAGCCTGGCTGTTCGACGTGGACGGCACCCTCGCCCTGCGAAAGCCCGGCGGTCGCGGCCCCTACGACTGGGACCGCGTCGACGAGGACGAGCCCAACGAGCCCGTGTTCGCGATCGCTCGTTCCCTGCTCGACGCCGGCGATGAGGCGGTGTTCGCGTCCGGCCGCAACGAAGTGTGCCACTACGACACAACGTGGTTCATCCACAAGCACCTGTGGGACCGGATGAGCTTCGCGACCGTCGCGGCTCACCTGCATCTCCGACCGGACACCGACGAGTGGCGCTACGCCAAGGACGTTGACCTGAAGCGGTGGCTGTACCGCGACCAGATCGAGCCGCTCTACGAGATCGCCGGCGTCTTCGATGACCGCGACCAGGTCGTTCGCCTGTGGCGCGAGGAGCTTCAGCTGCCGACGTTTCAGGTATCGAACGGTAACTTCTAGCCCGCCGTGGTTGGTCAGTGCGATGATACTATCGCACCATGGCGGAGCCCGCAAGATCGAACGTCCGCGAGCGCCTGCGCGCGGCCGTCACCAGCGCCGTCGATCTCAACGGCCGGCTCGAGACGGTCATCGCGACCGCCACGAGCCGGCTCGGCGGCCGGGGCCACCCCGGTCGGATCGACCACTCGCAGCCACCGTGGAACGCCCCGGTGGCTCACCTCGTTCTCGAGCTGCACGCCCTGGCGCGCTACCTCGAGAACGACCTCCGAGACCTCGTCGGCATGCGGTGGATCGCTCGCGGCGGTGACGACGCCAACACGGTCTTCGCTCTCGAGGCGATCGTGAACCTCGCGGAGGCCGTCACGCAGGATCGCTGGCTTCTCAAGCCGACGCACGATCTCGATGGCTGGTGCTCGCGCTCGCTCGTCGTTCTCGGTGAGCGGGACGTGCCGCAGCGTCTGCCGCGGAACGTGGGACAGCCGGAGGCCCGGTGTCCCTACTGCGGTTGCCACACCCTTCGCTTCTGGTCGAGCCGCGGCGAGGTTCGGTGCGTCAACCCCGCGTGTCGTGATGACGATGACCGTCGGCCAGCCGCGCGCATGGACTACTCGATCGTCGCTCAGAGCTGGGTGCTCGCCTGGCGAGACGGCACCGTGGGCCTGCCGCAGCCCCGCAATGACATCGACGACGTAGGGATCGCCTCATGACCGAACGAGATGCGCCGCGCCGCGGCTGGTCCTCCCGGGACCTGCCCGTCGTTCCCACCCTGGACTCGCGGTACTGGTCCGTGTTCGACGCGGCCAAGCTGCTCGGTCCGCCGACCCTCACCGAGGACCAGGTTCACAGCCTCATCGAGCTGATCCAGCTGAAGCCGGTCGGCAAGCGCGTCAACGGCTCCCGCCGGCGTCACGTCCGGGTCTACCCCGCTCAACGGCTCATCAGGGCGCACGAGAGGATCGCCGCGGAGATCGACGACGACGGTGACGACTGAGTTGATATAAGTTGTACCTCAGGTGTTTACTTGATCTTCAAGCGTTGATAGGTTGAGGTCACGCAACCACCGGTTGATGGCAAGCTTGGATGTGACGAGGTATACTATCGCCAAGAGGTGACCTGTCTCATCAGCCGTTCTCCGGTGGTTGCGGTCAGCGCCCCAGCGCGTCACGCGGTGACGCCCGAGGGTGACACCACGGCCTAGGAGACCGTATGTCCAGCTCTTCCCTCGGGAAGATCACCAGAGCAGCCGGCGTCCTCGCCACCTCCGCCGCTCTCGCCGCGACCCTCACCCCGAGCGCCGCCGCCAGGAACCAGGAACCGGAACGATCCACCGTCGTCGTTGAGCTCCCCGATCGGGTCGAGGTCGTGCGTCACGAGGTGACCCCGCCGCCCCCCATCAGCTACACCGTTCGGGACGGCGACACGCTCAGCTCCATCGCCCGTGACCAGATGGGCGACCCCGCCGCCTGGCCCGCGATCTGGCAGGCCAACCAGCCGGTCATGACCGATCCCGACGTGCTCGCCGTCGGCCAGGTCGTGACCATCCCACCGCCCGGCACGCCCGTGCCGCCGGCCCCGGCGCACCAGCGGCAGCAGGCCGTCGTGCAGCCCGTGGCCGTCGCTCGGACCCCGCGGGTCGGCACGGCTCCCTCCCCCGCGCCGGCACCGGCACCCCACACCGGGGTCAACTGGGACGCCATCGCTCGGTGCGAGTCCGGCGGCAACTGGCACATCAACACCGGCAATGGCTTCTACGGGGGCCTGCAGTTCACGTACGGCACCTGGCTCGGCTACGGCGGCGGCGCCTACGCCCCGCGGGCCGACCTCGCGAGCCGCGAGCAGCAGATCGCCGTCGCCGAGCGCGTGCTCGCCGGCCAGGGCATCGGCGCCTGGCCCGTCTGCGGTCGCCGCGGCTAGAACCTCCACCGCCCGGAGGAAACACGACAGCCCCATCCGGTTCGCCGGGTGGGGCTGTCGCACGTCTGAACCACGAGAGGAGACCGATGGCCAGCCACGAGGATGAGCAGCTCCTGCTGCCGGTTCCCATCGGCCCCGTGGAGAGCTACGGCCGGATGAGGGACAACGAGGCGGCCCGGCTCAAGGCGCTCGGGTGGCGGCTCGACCAGATCGCGGAGCGCCTCGAGCTGTGGGTCGGCGGCGAGAGGGAGAACGGCCCCAGCGAGGACCGCGCTGCCGCGGCCATCAAGCGCGCCATGGCGCGCGCCGTGCGGTTCGCGACCGACGAGACCCGGGCGCTCGAGCTGCAGAGCTACGACGAGCTCGAGGCCGTGTGCTGGCGCGAGCTGCAGGCCAACCCACGGCTCGTGCAGCAGGGCCGGATCATCGTCGACGAGGAGGGCCTGCCGGTCCCCGACAAGCGGCTCCTGATGGAGATCGTCGACCGCATCCTGAAGATCAAGGAGCGGCGCTCGCGCCTGCTCGGGCTCGACGCGCCCACCCGGGCCGAGATCCTCACCGTCGACAGCGTCGACGCGGAGATCGCGAAGCTCGAGGCGGAGCTCGCCGAGGCCAAGAAGATCAACCTGCTCTAGTCGTCATCGGTCTCTCGCGTCTCGCCGTAGGTCAGGCACTGGTTGTAGACCTCGCCGTCCTGCTCGTAGTCGTGACCGTACTCCTCGCACGGGGTCAGGTTGTCGAAGCTCGACCAGCTCTCCATCATCCGCTCCTTCCTCGGTTCCTGACGCGATCGTATCGCGACTCGACACAATTGTAAACAGGTGGTGACGCGCCGTGGCCGACACCCTCCTCGAGGTCAAGCTCGACAAGCTCCGCCGCCTCCGCGAGCTGCAGCAGCGGAAGGTCGACCTCGACAACGGTGACGGCCTCAAGCGCACCTGGCGCGAGCAGGCCCGAGCCGACCAGCTCGAGCCCGAGGGTGACTGGTTCGTCTGGCTGATCCTCGCCGGCCGAGGCTGGGGCAAGTCCCGCACCGCCGCCGAGATGATGGCTGAGAAGGCCCGCCGGTTCCCGGGCTGCCGCATCGCGCTCGTCGCCCGCACCATCGGCGACACCCGCGACACCATGATCGAGGGTGACTCGGGACTGCTCAACTGCTTCAAGCAGACCGAGCTCCGCGGCGGCAAGATCACCGGCGCGTGGAACCGCTCCCTGGGCGAGCTCTACCTCGAGAACGGCAGCCGGTTCTTCACGTACTCCGCGGAGAAGCCCTGGCAGCTCCGCGGCCCTCAGTTCCACTTCGCCTGGGGCGACGAGGCCTGCTTCTGGGCCGACGCTCACAAGGGAACCGCGACCGACACCACGTGGTCCAACCTCACCATCGCGACCCGTCTGCCGCGCCGCCCCGACTGGCCACTCGACTTCCGCACCCAGATCGTCGTCGCCACCACGCCGCGACCCGTTCCCCTGCTCCGGGTCGCCGACACCCAGCTCACCTCGCCCGGTCTCATGCAGCGCGACAACGTCATCGTCACGCGCGGCCGCACCGTCGACAACCTCGAGAACCTCAGCGACAGCTACAAGGCCAACGTCGTCGCGCCCCTCCTCGGCACCCAGCTCGGCCTGCAGGAGCTCGACGCCGAGATCCTCGAGAACCGCGACAACGCGCTGTGGAAGCGCGAGTGGCTCGAGGCCGACCGGATCCCCGTCAAGCGCCGCTCGGAGCTCGACCTCGTCCGCATCGTCATCGGCGTCGACCCCTCCGTCACCGACACCGAGGCCAGCGACCTCACCGGCATCGTCGTCTGCGCCGCCGACCGCGAGGGCCACGGCTACGTCCTCGCCGACTACACCATGCGTGGCACCCCCAAGAGGTGCATGCAGCGCGTGAAGGACGCCTACGACGAGTTCCAGGCCGACCGCGTCGTCGCCGAGGTCAACAACGGCGGTGACTACATCGGCACGGTCCTCAAGACCATCGACGCGAACATCCCCTTCCGGTCCGTGCGAGCCAGCCGCGGCAAGAACACCCGCGCCGAGCCGGTCTCCGCGCTCTACGAGCAGCACCGCGTCCACCACGTGGGCGTGTTCCCGCAGCTCGAGGACGAGATGTGCACGTGGGCCCCCGGTGACAAGGAGTCACCGGACCGCATGGACGCGCTCGTCTGGGGCATGTACGACCTCAAGGACCTCATCGGCGGGTCCTGGCTCGACGCCTACGGCGTCATCAAGTGCGAGAGCTGCGAGCGACCCTTCACCAAGACGCTCAACGGCAAGCCCCGCGACAAGTGCCCCCACTGCAGCGCACCCCTCGAGGAGGCGGCGTGACCCAGCCGGCACCGCTGCCCAACTCCTACCTCGCCGTCACCGCCAACGGCTCGCAGTGGGCGCAGAGCTACCAGGTCACCAACGACGACGGCACCCTCGCGGACATCACCAACAAGACGTTCGAGCTGATCGTGCGCAACACCCAGACCAGCGCGACCCTGTTCTCCGTCAACAGCACCGCGTCCACCGCGTACGGCACCATCACCGTCACCAGCAGCACCGCCACGCTGCAGGTCGTGCTGACACCCACCGCGACCACGCTTCTTCCCGAGTGGGGCGGCAGCTACACCCTGTGGATGGATCCCAACCTCAACGACGCGACCGCGCTCGTGGCCGGCATCTTCTACGGCCGCGCGGTCGCTCAACCCTAGGAGGAGCGCAGGTGGTCAACGTCACCATCGTCACCGCCGGCACCTCCGGGCCGCGCGGCAACGGCTGGCTGTCCGGCACCGGCGCACCGGCCAGCAGCCTCGGCTTCAACGGTGACTTCTACCTCGACACCTCCAACCCCTCGGTGTTCTACGGTCCCAAGGCGGCCGGCACCTGGCCGGCTCCCACCGCGTTCACGTCGCAGAAGAACAACACCACCGCGACGCGGAACCCCACGACGACCGACGACGCCTCGCAGGGCTACACGATCGGCTCGATCTGGATCAACACGTCGACGGCCGCCTACTTCGTCGCCGAGAGCGTCACCACGAACGCTGCCGTGTGGTACCAGAACTACCAGCTCGGCACCACGTCGGGCAGCGCCGCCGCCGGCAACGACGCGCGGATCACCGGCGCGCTTCAGAAGGCCAGCAACCTCTCCGACGTCGCCAGCGTGACCGGTGCGCGCGCCAACCTCGGCCTCGGCGGCGCGGCGGTGCTGAACGTCGGCACGACGGCCGGCACCGTGGCCGCCGGTGACGACGCGCGGATCGTCAACGCCGTCGAGAACACCCTGCTCACGGCCAAGGGCGACCTGATCGTGGCCGTCAGCGGCGGTGCGCCGGTGCACCTGCCGGTCGGCACCGACACCTACGTGCTCACAGCCGACGCGGCGCAGACAGCCGGCGTGCGGTGGGCCGCCCCCGCTGCCGGCGGTGCGACGTTCCCCCTGAGCGGCTATGGGTTGCTGACCGCTAGCGACGACCCGATGCTGTTCCAAAACGTCTCCAGCCTCGCCAGCGGCACGGTGTTCGGGGCGCGATGCTGGGTGCCGGCCAACACCGCCCTGTCCACCCTCGTCGCCGCTGTGCGCACCGGCGGCACCTACGCCACGTCGGCGGTGCCCAACCAGCTCGGCATCTACGACGACACGGGCGTCAGGCTTCAGGTGTCCCCAAACGACAACAACCTGTGGAACGCGGCCGGGTGGACCAGTAGCGGCATCACGACGGTCACGGCGCAGGCGACCGGTCGGTTCGTCTACATCCTCTACATCCTCGGTGGCTTCACCGGGGTCACCGTGCCATACGCCCTGGGCGCGAACGACAGCAACGCGCCGTGGCTCAGCCTGGGCGTCACCAACGCCGGCAACAAGCGAGCCTTCTACCTGAACGGTCAGTCGGCGCTGCCGGCGTCGTTCAACCCCACGACCGTGGGCACCACCACCGGCTTCATCCCTCTCGTGGGAGCCTACTGATGACGATGCCGCAGGGCGGAGGCTCACCCCACTCGCAGCTCGACCTCGCCGCGCTCGCCGCGGTCAGCAGCGCTCAGCGCCTGCTCGGCAGCCAGCCGCGGCTGCCGGTCACCCACGAGGAGCGCGAGGAGCTCGAGAGGGTCGCCGCCGACGGCGGTCTCTGCCGGTTCTGTGCCGGGATCCACGCCGGCGGCAGCACCCCGGCCTGCCCGCGTCTCGCGAGCGGCAAGCTCAACGGCGACGGCGACCTCATCGAGTTCACCTACTGGCCGAGCTGGGACGCGAGCCGCGTGATCTACCCGGAGGACGTGGACGAGGAGGCTGAGGTTGACCCCACGTGAGGAGCTGATGCTCAAGCTGCGTCTGATCAACGACGCGCAGGAGCGCGGCGCCACGTGGGCGGAGATCGCCAAGGCGTTGGGGTACGCGAGCGCGAAGGCGCTCAAGAACGAGGTCAAGGTGGCCGCGCGGCGGCTGCAGCGAGAGCTCTGGGCGGAGGCTGAGACGGTGAGCGGTGGCGTCGACTAGGTCCATCCTGCGCGCGGCGCGCTACTCGCCCGGCGGCGCCCGTCCCACGCCCGCCCCGCAGGGCGCCGGCGTCGGCACGGGATCGCTGTCACCGCTGGTCATGAACTACGCGGAGCAACACGGCTACGCCAACGCCTACGCCGGCTTCCTGCCGCGGCCGCCGGCCACGTTCACGCAGGGCGCGTTCGGGCCGTTCAGCCCGATCCTGCCGGTGCCGGTCGACGAGCCGGACGCGAGCGGCCGCGCTGAGCCGCGCCGCGAGGAGTACCGCGTCGGGTGGAACCTGCCGGTCGGCACGCCCGGCTCGGAGGGCCTGAAGCTCGCGTCCTTCAGCACGCTCAAGACGCTGGCCGATCTCTACTCGGTCGCGCGGGCGTGCATCCAGCTCCGCAAGTCCGAGATCCGCGGCCTCGAGTGGGACATCATGCCCACGCAGGAGGCCGCCAAGGAGAACCGCGGTGACAAGGCGTGGTTCAAGGACTTCGGTGAGCGCCGCGCCAAGGCCAAGAAGTTCTTCAAGCGCCCCGACCCGGACTACTACAGCTGGAGCACGTTCATCGACGCCTTCCTCGAGGAGGTGTTCGTCTTCGACGCGCTCTCGCTGTACCTGCGTCCCAAGCGCGGCCGCGGCATGGGAAAGGGACTGCTCGGCAGCGACCTCGACAGCCTCAACCTGATCAGCGGCCCCACCATCCGGCCGCTCTACGACATGCACGGCGGCTTCCCCGCGCCGCCGGCCCCGGCCTACCAGCAGTACCTCTACGGCGTTCCCCGGTCCGACTTCATCAAGATGATGACAGACATGGACATCCAGGAGGGCGGCCTGCGAGGCAGCCAGGTCGGCCAGTTCCGCGGCGACCAGCTCCTGTACGTGCCGATGGTGCCGCGGCGGTGGACCCCCTACGGCTTCCCACCCATCGAGCGCGCCATGATCCCCGTGCTGTCCGGCCTGCAGAAGCAGGGCTACCAGCTCGACTACTTCCGTGAGGGCACCGTCCCGGCCGTCTACATGTCACCTGGCGACGAGAACATGACCCCCAACCAGATCCGGGAGCTGCAGGACGCCCTCAACGCCTTCGCGGGCGACCCCGCCTGGCACCACAAGATCATCGTTCTGCCGCCGGGAACCAGGGTCGAGCCGCAGCGCGCGGTGCCGCTGGCCGACGCGTTCGATGAGATCGTCATGACCCAGGTCTGCATGGCGTTCGACATCATGCCCATGGAGCTAGGCATCGCGCCCAAGGTCAGCACGTCGATGTCCCCCGGCGCGTCTCACCAGATGGCGAAGATGGCTGAGAACGTGGGCGAGCGCAAGGCGACCAAGCCGACGCTCATGTTCATCGCGGACATCATCAACAACATCCTCGAGTACGTCTGCGGTCAGGACGACATGCAGTTCGTCTTCGAGGGCCTCGAGGCGGAGGAGGACGAGGCGCTGATCACCGACCTGCTCATCAAGCAGGTCGAGAACGGTCTGCGCAGCGTCGACGAGGCGCGCGACAAGCTCAACCTTCAACCGTGGGGCCTGCCCGAGACCAGCGGTCCGGTCTTCCTCAGCAAGAACGGCCCCGTACCGTTCGGGGCGCTCACGGCCGGTGCCGGCGAGCCGGCGCCCAGCGTCCCCGGTCAGCTCTCGATCCCAGGACCTCAGCCCGAGCTGCCCGTCACGGCCAGCGGCAGCGGTCAGTCGCAGAACCCCGGCCAGGGCAGCGTGCCGACCCAGCCCAACGCGGTGCAGCACCCCGAGACGCCGGGACACGCCGCGGCCACCGGTGCGGGCACCGTGCCGCCGAGGTCGGCAACCGGCAAGAAGCCGGCCGCGCCGGCCAGGAAGCCGACCGCCGCGCCCGCCGGGAAGACAGACGCGGCGGCCCTGGAAAAGGCGGCGAGCAGCGAGCTCGAGGCCTTGAGTCGGCACGTGAAGAAGGGCCGGCAGGTCAGCACGTGGGTGCCGAGAAACCTCAACCCAGACGCGCTCGCCCGGATCAGCCAGCACCTGGCGGAGGGCCTCGAGATCGATGACGCGATCCGCGTCGTCAAGGCCACGCGGCGGGTGGTCAGCCTGAACGGCGAGGGGTCGTGGGTCACCTCGACGACACCGAACGACGCGGCTGGCGGCGGTGGACGGTCACCGGTCAGGCACCTGGGAGACGGCACCGAGGTGCCCGGTGGGGTCACGGAAGGCACGGCTGGGGGCGAACCCCCGAGGTGGATCTCTCAGCCCCCCAACGGCTACATGGGCGGCTTCTACGACGGCTCCAACCGATCTCAAGCGCATCACCCTCTCAGTGGTCGCGACGACCGGGTACCACTCACCCATGGTCATCAAACCGACGTCAGCTCACGACCTCAACGCTACCCCAGCGCGGGCCTCGACGGCTGGCCACAAGGCGGCATCGACACGGGTAGGTCGCCGGTCAGCGAGCCGCCCGGTGACGCGAACGACCGCGGCCGCGCACCGAGCGTGGGGGACGCCGCTGCCAAGCGAGCCAAGGTCTCCAAGGCGTCCGTGAACTACCGCGCCGGAACCGACGCGCGACGGTGCGGCACGTGCGTGATGTTCCACGCCAACGGCACGTGCGACCTCGTGGTCGGTGACATCCAGCCCGACGCCGTGTGCGACCGGTGGGAGGCTCCAAACGTGGCCAAGGGAGCCTGCGTCGCGGCCGGTCTCGCGGTCCGCGCAGCCGACACCGGTCGGGTGCTCATGCTGCAGCGAGCGATCACCGACGACGACCCAGCCGCCGGCACGTGGGAGTTCCCCGGCGGCTGCCTCGAGCCGGGCGAGCAGCCCCGCAGCGCCGCGGTCCGGGAGTGGCAGGAGGAAACCGGCTGCGTTCTTCCCGTGGGTCGGTTCGTTTCGGGCTGGGGCACCGAGAGCGGCCGCTGGCGGGGCTTCGTCTACGAGGTCGCGTCCGAGGCGGACGTGCCGATCTTCGACGGTCGGGACCGCGTCACCAACCCGGATGACCCCGACGGTGACCAGGTGGAGGCGCTCGCGTGGTGGGACCCGAGCCACCTCGTCGACAACCCGTCGGTGCGCGCCGAGCTTCGCGAGGATCTTCAGCTCGTTCTCAACGCCCTCGCGCGTCCCACGGCTCAGGGCGCGAGAACGGCGACCGCGGACGAGGTCGCGGCCCTGATGAGCCGGAACTTCAGCGCCGAGGGCTACGCCTGGGTGGATGACGCGACCTGGGTTGGCCCGAGCGACGTCCCCACCGACCGCATCGACTTCAGCAACGAGGCGCGGTGGGCGGCGCATCACGAGAGCGCCGCCGTCGACCGCTTCGTTGAGCGGCTGCGCGTCGGCGAGACCCTGCACCCCGCCATCCTCGTCGACACCCCCGGTGATCCCAAGCTGAAGGTGGTCGACGGTCACCACCGGGCGCTGGCCGCGCAGCGCCTCGGCAAGCCGCTCAACGCGTACGTCGGCACCGTCCACACCGTGGTCGGGCCGTGGGACGAGGCTCACTCGTTCCAGATTCACCACGGTGACGATCACCTCAACAAGACGACCGACTGACGGAAAGGAAGCCGTGTGGCCGCAACCCTCACCCCCGACGGCGAGCTGACCTACTTCTCGTTCCCCATCGAGAAGACCGAGGAAACGAGCGACGGCGACCTCATCGTCTACGGCAAGGCCACCGACGGCACCGTCGACAGCGACCTTCAGATCGTCGACCAGGACTGGTCGGCCAAGGCGATCCACGAGTGGCTCGAGACCGGCGGCAACCTGAGGGTGCAACACCAGGCCCGTCGCGACCCGGCTGGTCGGGGCCTCTCCGTGGAGGCGACCCCGGAGGGCCACTACGTCAAGGCCCTCGTCGTGGAGCCCGTGGCCAAGGAGCTCGTCAAGAAGGGCGTGCTGACCTGCTACTCGGTCGGCATCACCCACCCGGACATCGTGCCGGACCCCACCGGCAAGGCCATGAACGGCATCATCCGTGGTCGTCGTGACGGCCTCACGAAGATCAGCGAGATCAGCCTCGTCGACCGCGGCTCCAACTTCAACTCGAAGTTCGAGCTCGTCAAGGCCGCCGGCGACGCCGGCGAGCCCGAGTTCATCGGCAAGATGCTCATCGACCCGGAGCTCGACGGCGCGGTCGTGACGAGCGTCGACGGCCTCCCCGGCGGCCGCGTCACGCCGGCCGACGTCGCCAAGGCGCTCACCGGCCACGAGGGCGTCGCCAAGCGGAACGTCGACCCCAACGTGGGCGGCGGCACCGACCGCGACCGGATCCCCGCCGAGGACTTCGCCGGCGACGATCGCTCCTACCCGATCGTCACGCCGCAGGACGTGCACGACGCGTCACGGTCCATCGGCCGCGCCGGTGACGACAACAAGTCCTCCGAGGGACTGAAGCGCAGCATCATCCGCATCGCACGGCGCAAGGGTGCCGCCTTCGTGGCCCGGCTCCCCGAGAGCTGGAAGAAGGAGCTGGGCATGAGCGACAGCGAGAAGGTGACCGACGTCGAGATGACCGAGGACGCCGAGGTGAAGACCGTCGAGACCGAGGCTGAGACGGACGCCGACGTCGCGAAGGACGAGGAGCCGGACGAGGTCAAGGCCGGCTCGACGGGCGGCGGCAGCGGCATGAGCGGCGGCAGCGCGGGTGCCGGTGACGCCGGCGGGGGCAGCGCGGGAGCCGGCACCGGCGGCGCGGGCAGCGCCAAGAGCGACGAGGACGACGAGGACGAGGACGCGGCGGAGAAGAGCGACGACGGCGTGAAGGCCGCTGAGCCCACCGTCGAGAAGGTCGTCACCGTCGAGAAGAAGGACAAGGTCCTGTGCCCCGGCTGTGGGGCGAACCTGCACGCCGACCACAACTTCTGCCCCGAGTGCGGCGGCAAGCTCAAGGGCGCGCTCGCGATCAAGAAGAACCACGACTTCACCTGCCTCGGCTGCGGCCTGCAGCTCGACAAGGGAGAGAAGTTCTGCCCGAGCTGCGGCAAGCCGCACCCCGGCTATCTGCCGGAGGCCGACTCCAAGGTCAAGGCCGCCGGTGGCGACGACACCGTCGTTGACGACGACAAGGCCTCCCGGAAGGCCGCGAAGAGGGCGGCGAAGGCCGCCGCACGGGCCGACGTGACCAAGAAGCCGACGCCCACCGACGGCGTCGAGGAGACCGAGGACGCCGACCCGGTTCCCGAGCACCGCGAGCCCGACGGCCCCGCCATCGAGGCTCTCGAGCGCGACGCCAAGGTCCCGACCGTTCCCGACTCGAGCGTCAAGGCCGCGGACCTCATCTTCCCCGGCGACCACGAGGGCTCGGCGTCGATGCGGCTGAAGATGCTGAACGTTCCCACGGACTACGGCACGCTGCACGACCTGACCTGCCCGTGCTTCCACCCGGACGACGTCGCCAAGAGCTACCCGCGCTACGACCTGACCAGCCTCGACCCGAACCACTGGCAGCGCAAGGCGTTCGAGCTCGCCGCGTCCGCGCCGCTCGACCAGGCCCGCAAGGCGAACGAGCTGTGGCAGCACGTGGCGACGCTCAAGGCGACCGACCCGCGCTACCTGATGGAGGTCCGGTCGGAGCTCTACAAGGAGTTCCGCGACGCGAACCCCGGTCCCGGGACGTTCCCGACCCCGGGCTCCATGAACGGCCGCTCGTACAACCGACCGCTCGTCACCGCCGGCCACGAGGCGCCGTCACCGGGGCACGATGGCCCCAACACCGCGCCCGACCCGTTCGGGTCGATCTCCGCCGCGCAGTTCGGCCGCGGCTACCTCTCCGGCGGCCACGCGGCGGAGGCGCCCGCCAGTGGCGGCGACCCGATGCGGCCGGTGAGCGCGCCGAGCGTGACCGGTGTCCCCACCCGCACCTACTACACCAACGCGATGCGAGACAACGCGCGTCAGGCCATGCTGGCCATGCACGACCACATCGCGCAGACCTTCCCCGACCTCTGCCCGGCCGCTCCCGACGGCAGCCCGTACGGCGGCTCGCTGCCGGGCTCCCGACCGGTGCCGGTCGGCGTCGGTGGCCCCGCGCCGCACGGTGCGACCAAGGCGGCCAAGAAGGAGCGGAAGGCGAGGGAGGAGCTGGCCGTGACGGAGACCACCGAGAAGGCCGCGCCGACCGAGGTCACCAAGGCCGTCACCCTCGACCTGGCGGCCGTGGACGCGATGATCGCGAAGGCGGTCGCGGCCGTCAACGAGCAGCGCGACACCGAGGTCGCCGACCTCAAGAAGACCCTCAAGAAGATGCGCAAGCAGGTTGAGGCGCTCGCCGAGCAGCCGGACCCGGTGGGTCCCTACCGCGGCGTCGCGTTCGACCAGCTGACCAAGATGTCGGCCGCACCGGAGGTGCTGCCGTCCGTGAGCCGCGCGGAGCGCGCTCAGGAGTCCGTGTTCCAGGCACTGCACCACCAGTGGCGGAACGACCCCGACCCGATGCAGCGGGAAGTTGCGTGGCGGGAGCTGAAGAAGATGTCTGGTTTCAAGTAGATCGACCACCAACACCGCTGCTTTGGAAGGAACCACCGTGGCTGCACTCCTCGAGGGCGCCGACACCACGACGCCCACGGACATGAACGAGCTCAAGGCGGGTCTCCAGGAGACCGTCTCGCGCTGCAACACCACCGGCGACGCCATCAAGGCGCAGCTGCCGAACCTGGTCAAGGGCGCCGGCCTCGCTACCATCGGCTCCAACAAGCCGCTGGAGGACCAGGCCGACATCACCTACCGGGCCCACCAGGCCGCCCTGGACCTGCGCACCGCGACGATGCAGGGCTACCAGAACCGGTCCTCCGTGGTGAAGTCCATGAACCAGGGCTTCCTCAACCAGTTCGGCAACCTGAAGACCGCGCTGACCACGCCGTCCATCGGCGAGCAGGTCTCGCAGCTGCTCGCCGGCATCCCCGGCATGGAGAGCAACAAGTCCTTCACCGCCGGCAACCTGGGCATCGGCTCGATCTACGGTCTCGTGCCGTTCGACCTGCTCGCGCCCTCGCGGCTGATCTACCCGGTCTACACCCTGTACCGCAACAAGTTCCCCCGCCCGGCGGGACAGGGTCTGTCCCGCATCGAGCGCGTGTTCACCGGCATCTCCGGCTCGCAGACCGGCGGCCAGGGCGTGCTCGACATCTCGATCGACGAGCTGGTCACCTCCGGTGGCTCGTTCAGCAGCTGGCCGCTGAACCTGCCGCCGTCGGGGAACCAGACCGAGGTCACGCTCAATGTGCCCTACCGGTTCTTCGGCATCACCGAGCAGCTGTCCTGGCTGGCTCAGTTCAGCGGTCAGGGATTCGAGGACGTCTCGGCCCTCGCGAACCTCATCCTCCTGCAGGAGATGATGCTCGGCGAGGAGTACCAGATGATCGCCGGCACGTCGATCAACCTGACCGCGCCGGCCGCGCCGACCATCACCGTGCGCACCGCTGGCTCCAACGAGACCGCCTTCACCACCGGCACGCTGACCGTGGAGATCACCGCCGGCAACTACTGGGGTGAGACCGCGCCCTCCTCGGCCAGCAACTCGGTCACCGTCAGCGCCGGCCAGGTCGTCGACGTCACCATCCCGACCGTTCCCGGCGCGCTCTTCACCAACATCTACACCAACAGCGGGAGCGCCGGCTACTTCCTGCAGCAGGCGCAGGTCGGCGGCACCCGCTTCACCCTGCAGGGCACCGCCGCGACGACCACCGCGCCGCCGAGCGCCGACACCGGCACCGGCAAGGGGACCCGGATGGAGGGCGTGATCCCGACCCTCGCCGGCGTCTCGGCCAACGCGGGCATCTACCCGTCCGGCTGGCAGGGCGGCTACGTCAACAACGCGGTCGGCACCACGCTGAACTACAACGTCATCAACACGACCCTGAAGGCGCTGTGGGACAGCTCGTCCAACAACCCGGGCGCGTTCAAGGCCGACCCGGCGGAGCTGCTCAGCTCCGCGACCGACATCGCGAACCTGTCCGACGACGTCATCGCTCAGGGCTCGGCCACCAACTACCGCCTGTTCATCCAGCAGTCGGAGACCGGCGGCATCCAGACCGGTGCCGCGGTGGACGAGTTCCGCAACCCCTTCACCCGGTCGATCATGAAGATGGTCGTTCACCCCTGGTACAAGCAGGGCAACGCCGACCTGATGACCTACCAGCTCCCCCAGACGTGGACCAACGTCGCCAACGCGTGGGAGATGACCACGGTCCAGGACTACGTGTCCATCGCGTGGCCGGTGATCGACGCCACCTTCCGCTACTCCATCTTCCTGTACGGGGCGATGGTGGCGCACGCGCCGCAGTACTCGGCGCACCTCGCTGGCCTGCAGAAGACCAACACCACCCCCTACACGTGATCGGCAGCGCGGCGGCTCGTCGAGCCGCCGCGCGTCGTCGGACCGAGGCCTCGAAAGGATCGAAGTGGCCATCTTCGAGGGGGACTACCCCCAGCTTCAGAACACCACGATCACCACGTCCGGTGGCACGCAGGTGTTCGCGACCTCCGGCTCCGGCGTGAGCCACGCCGGCGGCACGTACACCTGGAACTTCATCTCGTCCACCACCGCGAACCAGGCGTACACCGTGCTGAACCAGGGACCGAACGTCGCGTACGTCGGCACCAACTCCGGCATGACCGCGCCGACCGCCGGCATCCTGCTCAACGTCGGTGAGCAGCTGACCGTTCAGGGCCGGGTGCAGAACCTGTACGCGGCCGTCGCGAACGGCAACACCGCGACGATCTCGGCGGCGCTGGCGTCCAACCCGTCGGTGGTGTGACGTGGCGAGCCGTTCCATCTACACGCCCGTGGGAGCGGCGCCGGTTCAGGTCTACACCCCCGCGAGCGTCGGTCGACCGCACGTCGTGGTCTTCAACGCCGGCCCGTCCACGGTGTACGTGGGTGGGGTCGGCGTCACGTCGACCAGCGGCCTGGCGGTGCCGCCGAACACGGAGATCAGCTTCTCCAACGGCGTCAACGCGATCTACGCGGCCGCGGGCGGCGTGACCGTCAGCGGCACGGCGACGACCAACCTGACCGCGGCCACGACCGGCGGCTCGTCCAGCAACCTGAGCGTCGGCACCACCGCGAACTTCGCGGTGGGCAACCTGGTTCAGATCGGCACCGGCAACACCGCCGAGATCGGCACGATCTCGGCGTTCGCCAACAGCACCACGTTCACGCTGGCGAGCGCGGTCGTCTACGACCACCGCGCGGGAGCCGCGGTCTCGGCGGTCACCGGCGCCTCACCGGGAACCGTCCGGACAACCGCGGGAACGTCGTAGCCGACCGGATCACGACACCTCGATAACAGCCTGGCGGCACTCGGTCTCCAACGTGATGATACGCGATATAGTGAAGCCGACGGGAGAGCCGTCGCTTCAACCCGGGCAGGGAGCGTCGCGTGGCATCACAACCGGGGCCGAGCGCCGCCGGCTCGATGGTCAACCTCATCTGCGTGAAGGTGGCCTGGCGAGGCAGAACGATCCCCAGCGTTGAGCAGCCGTTCCACGTCATCGAGGTCAACCCCGAGCCGGCGCATCCCAAGGGACGCAAGGGCCTCGTGCTCGCGTCGGCGTGGCGACAGATGGCGACGCCTCAGGACGTGGGCATGCTGATCCTCGACTCGGACGTCGCGATCGAGCCCATCGACCTCGGCACGATGGTTCAGCACGTCGGTCGAGACACCAGCTCGGTCTGGACCGCGCCGGCGCGTCTGTGGCCGCGGTCGACCCACCTGCCGAGCTGGGTGTGGGGCCACCGCAAGGAGCCCGCGCCCAACGCCACCGCGGAGGAGGCTCTCCGCCTGTGGCAGACCGACGTCGACGACCCCGACTGGTTCACGTTCTGCTTCACGTACCTGCCGCGGCGGCTCGTGGAGACGGCGGTCGCTGAGGGCCTCAAGGAGTGGCACTACCCGTACGTGGACCTGAACATGCACCGCCTGGCCAAGCGCCTCGGCGTGCCGGTCCGCGTCGTTCGCGGGGACTGCCACCCCAAGCACATCAACTTCTAGCTCAGAATCGAGGGCGGCGATGGCTCAGGTGACCGCGAAGGTCCGGTGCAACAGCAAGAAGATCTGGAGCGAGACCGGCGCAACGTTCGAGTTCGGGGTCGACTACGCGGACGGCCGCAACAAGGCGTGGGCGCAGGCGACGCCGTCCCTGTCGGTCAGCATCGCGGTCAAGGACGCTGAGATGTTCGAGGTCGGTAGGTCGTACACGCTGACCTTCACCGTGGACGACGAGGCCTGAGCCGTGGGCGTCCGCGTCAACCTCCCACCCGGGTGCGAGGGCTTCAACATGCAGGACGGCACCCGCTACGCCGGCAAGGCCGGCGGCACCGTCGAGGTCGCCGAGCGCCACGCGACCGCGGTCCAGAAGCAGATCGGCGGCGACGCCGGCCTCGCGTTCGCCGGCTTCCGCGGCTTCCTCGGCACCAAGAAGGGCCGCTGGTGCGCCGCGTGCTGCCGGATGTGGAACGCGTGGAGCCACAGCTGTCCGAGATGCGGTGAGGACACCGTCGAGGATACCGCGATGGAGGCGTCGTGAGCAACACCTTCAACATCAGCACGTCCGGTAACTTCACGCTGCAGAGCTACGGCGGCGCGGTGCTTCAACGCCTCATCATCAACAACGCCGGTGCCGCGACGGGGTCTACCATCACCATCTACGACTCAGCCACCGCGTCCGGCACGGTCCTCGGCACCCTCCACGCGTCCGCGGTGAGCACCCAGGGATCGTACGAGTACGGCAGCGTCCTGCAGCACGGCCTCACCATCGTGAACGGCAACCCCGCGAGCGACGTCACGGTCGTTCTCGACCAGCCCATCACCAGCCCCACCGCCGCCGAGGTCAGGCAGTGACGAGGGTCTTCGGCTGGCTCTGCGACCACAGCGGCTGCGGCTACTACCGCGTCAAGCAGCCGTTCAACGTTCTCAAGGCGCGCGGTCACGACGTCTTCTACGACGGCAACATGCCGGCCGACGTCGCGCTCGGCGGTGCGGACGTCGTGGTCGCGCAGCGGGTGGTGCTTCCCGGTCCCACCGAGTGGGTGCAGCGGACCGCCCGCAAGGGAAACGTCAAGGTCGTGCTCGAGTTCGATGACGACCTGTGGAACATCGAGGGCACGAACAGCATCGCTCACGGTTTCTTCAACCGTGAGATGCAGGATCGCGCCAGGCAGAACCTCGCCGTCGCCGACGTCGTGACCACGACGACCGACCACCTCGCGAACCGTCTCAGCGAGTACACCACGGCGCCCATCGAGGTCATCCCCAACCACGTCTCGAGCTGGCTCATCGACCACGAGCCGGCGCGTCGCGAGGACACCGTCACCGTTGGCTGGGCCGGCAGCGCCACCCACCTCGGTGACTGGAACGAGCTCGCGAGCGAGCTTCGGCGGTTCCTCAGCCGCACGGACGGCGTTGAGCTGCACACCATGGGGCACGATCTCGCCAACCGGTGGCCCCGGACCCGCCACTCGTGGTGGAAGAACGAGATCGACGACTACCTGCGCGTGATCGACTTCCACGTCGGCCTCGCGCCGCTCCGTCCCTCGCTGTTCAACAAGTCGAAGTCGGCGCTGAAGGCGATGGAGTACGGCGCGCTCGGCATCCCCATCATCGCCTCCAACTGCGGCCCCTACGCCGACTACGTGCAGCACGGTGAGACCGGCTTCCTCGTGGACCGACCGCACGAGTGGCCGATCTACCTCCGCGAGCTGGTCAACGACCCGACGCTCCGCGAGACGATGAGCCAGAAGGCCCGCGGCTACGTCGCCGCGAACAGCCTGATCGAGGACAACATCTGGCGGTGGGAGAGGGTGCTGCTGTCGTGAGCAGGAAGGCCCTCGTCACCGGTCACCTCGGGTTCATCGGCCGGCACATGCTGCGCCGTCTGTCCCAGCTCGGGTACTCGGTCACCGGCTTCGACATCCGCGGTGAGTGCCCCGTCGACGCCCGCGACTTCTTCCGCACCAACCGGCAGCGGTTCGACCTCGTCGTTCACTGCGCCGCGGTCGTTGGTGGTCGACAGACCATCGAGAGCGCGCCGCTCAGCGTCGCCGTCGACCTCGCCATCGACGCCGAGCTCTTCCAGTGGGCGCTGCGAACCAGGCCCGGCGCGGTCGTCTACTTCTCCAGCTCCGCGGCGTACCCGATCAACCTGCAGGGTCTCGCCCGAGCCGCCTGGGAGAACGACCTCCACCACGGGTTGCCCCTCGTCGAGACCGAGATCAACCACGCCGACGACACCTTCGGCAAGCCGGACCTCACCTACGGCTGGGCGAAGTTGACCGGCGAGGTGCTCGCTGAGCACGCGCGAGCCGCCGGCGTGCGGGTCCACGTGTTTCGGCCGTTCAGCGGCTACGGTGCCGATCAGGATCTCTCGTACCCCTTTCCCGCGTTCATCCAGCGCGCGCTGCGTCGCGACGACCCCTTCGAGGTCTGGGGCGACGGCAACCAGCTTCGTGACTTCATCCACGTCGACGACATCGTGAACGCGGTGATGACCGCGGTCGATGAGGGGTTCACCGAGACCGTCAACCTCTGCACCGGGCGCGGTACCTCGTTCAACGATCTCGCACGGCTCGTCACGAGCGCGGTCGGCTACGCTCCCGAGATCAAGCACCGCACCGACGCGCCCGTGGGCGTGACGAGCCGGGTCGGCAGCCCCGAGCGAATGATCACGTTCTACCGTCCGAGGGTGTCCCTCGAGGAGGGCATCTACCGCGCGATAAGGTCAGCGTCATGACCGATCTCATCGCGCTCGTTCCCACCCGCGGTCGACCCGCCAACGCGGCTCGCCTGGCCGCCGCCGTCAGCGAGCTGAGCCGCGCCAAGACCCTGCTCGTGCTCGGTGTCGACGCCGACGACCCCGAGCTGGAGGCGTACCAACGGATCGACGCCGTCGTTGAGATCACCGATCCCACCGACACGCCCGGCATGGTCGGCGCGCTCAACCAGCTCGCCGACCGCTACGACACGCAGGCCGCGTGCCTTGGGTTCCTCGGTGACGATCACCTGCCCCGCACCGTGGGCTGGGACGCCCTGCTCTGCGAGGCCATCGACGTCATGGGTGGCGGCGTCGCCTACGGCAACGACCTCGTGCACGGCCCCGGTCTCGCGACCGCCGCGGTCATGGACGCCCGGATCCCACGCAGCCTCGGCTTCATGGCGCCACCGAACCTGTGGCACCTCTACGTCGACAACGTGTGGATGGACTGGGGCCGCGGCATCGGCAAGCTCGGCTACCGCGGCGACGTGATCATCGAGCACCTTCACCCCCTCGTCGGCAAGGCTGAGACGGATGAGCGGTACGCGGTCGTCAACGCCGGCAGCGTGTCGAACCACGACCACGCGGCCTACGTCGAGTACGTCGAGCACGGGCTGCCCCTGGACATCGCGAACCTGCAGGCACGCGCGTGACGAGAACCCGACTGCGTCCCAGGTACTCCGACGCCGACCTGGCCCGCATCTACGCGACCCCGCACGACCACACCCGCTGGGCCGACCACGTGATTCGTGTGAACGTCACGACGAGCCTCGCGCGGTGGTTCGCCGACCAGACGGGATGTCGATCCGCGGCCGACCTGTCGTGCGGTGACGGCGCGATCCTCAACGCGCTTGACCTGCCTACCAAGGTCTTCGGTGACTACGCGCCGGGCTACGAGCTCACCGGCCCCATCGAGCGGACCATCGAGCAGCTCAGCCACGTGGACCTGTTCATCTGCTCTGAAACGATTGAGCACCTCGACGACCCCGACGCCGTGCTGCGACGGATCAACGTGAAGGCTCGCTTCCTGGTGCTGTCGACGCCGATCGGTGAGGCAGACGTGGGAAACCCGGAACACTACTGGGGCTGGGACGTCGACGACGTCAGGGAGATGCTCGGCAGCACGGGTTGGGAGCCGTACAGCACGATCGAGCTCAAGCTGCCGCACTTCACGTACGACTTCCAGATCCACGCGTGCTGGAGAATCTGATGCAGACCTACAAGGGTGACATCACCGTCGTCATCCCCACCATCCCACCGCGTCGTGATCACCTTCTCCGGGCCCTGCAGTCGGTCAGCACGCAGACCCTGCCCGCGTGGAACGTGGCCATCGCGCAGGACACCACGCACGCCGGCGCCGGTATCACGCGGCAGCGCGCCCTCGAGACGGTCCGTACCGGTTGGGTCGCGTTCCTCGACGACGACGACGCGTTCATGCCCAACCACCTCGAGATCCTGTACTGCGCGGCGCTCGAGACCAACGCGGACTACGTCTACAGCTACTACATGGTGCGGGACGCCGCGAACAACGACCGTCCCGACGTCGACCCCCTCGGCCACCTCGGTCGGCCGTTCGACACCGCGGACCCTCACCAGACCACGGTCACGACGCTCGTCCGCACCGAGCTCGCGCAGGTCGCGCGGTTCACCCCACCCGAGGCGGCCGAGGTCGACGGCCAGGTGTACGGCGAGGACTTCCAGTTCACCGTGAACTGCTGCAAGCTCGGTGCCAAGGTCCACCACGTGCCCCGGCGCACGTGGTGGTGGTACCACCACGGCATGGGCGCGCCCGGCGTCCAGGGGAACACCTCCGGTCGCGGTGACCGGTGGTGACGCCTCAACTCGAGGAGAAACCATGACCCTGCACGCACGCAGCGACCTCGTGAGCGTCGCTGTGTCGAAGGATCACGGGGGGTGTGGAGCCACGCACACGCGTCCGGTGACCCACGGCTCCCCGGTCAAGGTGTGGGTGCTGAGCTGCCCCGCCTGCGAGAACCACCTGCGCGGCGACCCGAACTGGGCGGTCGATCCGGAGGAGATCCCGGAGACCCCCGACGAGGTTCGGCTGCGCGAGAGCCAGGAGAAGCGCGGCGAGAAGAACATCGCGTCGAGCCTGCAGGCCTCGATCGCGAGCCTCGCGTCCTCTCAGGAGGGCATGCAGAAGCTGATGGCGATCATGACCACCGCCCTGGCCGGCGTCAACCCGGAGGTCACGAAGGCGATCGCGTCCCTGACCGGCTCACCCACCGAGGAGTCACCGGTTGGTGCGACCAACGACAATCCCACGGGCGTCGCGTCCCCCAACCGCACCCAGGTCGCCGGCGTGCGTGTCGTTGAGGACGGGGACCCACGGGACGATCAGCCGGACCTCAGCAAGCTCACCGTCAAGGACCTGCGCGCGCTCGCGAAGGATCGCGGTGTGGCCGACACCGGCAACCGCGCGCAGCTCATCGAGCGGCTGACTCAGGCGGGATAGAGGGTGTCGAGGCGGGGCGTCTGCGGCCGATGTGGCACCATCCGTCGGGGCAGGCGCGCCGCCACCACCCAACCCTTCACCCAGTGCGTCGAGTGCGTCACGCCGCTGTGCGTCAAGCACGCGATCTGGGACACCGACCGCGACGGCTACCTGTGCCGCAAGTGCGTCAAGGCTAAGAGGACGGTGATCCCGTGACGCTGCCCGTTGGCCCGCTCATCCCCTACGTCACGCCCGAGCTGCTGACCAACGCGCCCACCGGCATCTCGTGGTCCACGATCCCACCCGGTCGGTCCGTCACCGACGCCGAGCGTCTCGCCGAGCAGGCCAACATCTGCGCTCGCGCCACGGCTCAGGCCGACACATACTGCAACCAGGTGCTGCGCGCAACCCTCGACACCGAGATCCAGCAGGGTCCCGACTTCCGCATCACGGTCCAGAACGGCACCGGCAACGGCCGCTTCATCCTCCAGCGCTGGCCGGTGCTTCAGATCGTGAGCCTCGCGGTCTCCCCCAACACCTTCCCTCGTCAGTACGTCACGCTGCCCACCACCGCGTACGACATCGAGCACCCCGTCATCGGCGTCTACGGCAGCAGCGCGCCCTCCTCTGCCGGCGAGGGTGGCCAGTCGATCGCGTTCGCGCCCGGCTACGTCGACTGGGGCCTGGGACGCAACGGCTACGTCGTGAAGTGTCAGTACGTCAACGGCTGGCCGCACACGTCCCTCACCCAGCCCACCTCCGCCGGCCAGCAGGTCATCTCGGTCGACGACTGCACCGGCTGGGCGATCACCTCCGAGACGCTCGGCGCGGTCGGGGCCACCGGCACCGTGTTCGACTCCGGCAATCAGGAGGTCGTGCACGTCTCCTCAACCAGCGTGGCCGCGGGACCCGGCACGATGACCCTCGCCGCGCCCCTGCAGCTTCCCCACGCCGCGGGAACGATGGTGTCGACCCTGCCGCAGTCCGTGATCTGGGCCGTGATCCTGTTCGGCAGCTCCATCGCGCTGACCCGGGGCTCAACCGCCACCACCGTGCAGACGATCCCCGGCGGCGGCGGCAGCACCGGTGGCGTGAAGAGCCCCGCCGACCTCGCCGGTGAGGCTGAGCTGCTCCTGAACCCGTTCCGTCGGACCGTTTAGTGTCGTACGTCCACGTGCTCGGCCTTCACCGGGTCGGGCGCTCTCGGCGTGCGCGGGACACCCACCACGGCAGGCTCGGCATCCGTCGCGGCGCCCGTCACCGGCAGGCGAGCCGCCACAACCGCGGTCACGCGCTCCGTCGGATCCACCGGCGCTCCCACCACCTGCACCGCGTCGCCGGCCACGCGCACCCACACCGCGGCAGCCACGTCAAGCACGCGTTCACGCACCGCGTCGTCCGTCAGCACTACACGCGGAAGAAGCACGAGGAGAAGAAGCGTCGACGCGCCGCGCACGTCACGCGGCACCGCGCCCACTACACCAAGCGCCGCGTCGTCAAGCGCGGGTTCCACCACGTCAAGCACTCGCACGTGGTTCACCACGCGCACCGGCACCACCGTGGGTACCACGGGCACCGTCGTCGACGGCACTGAGGGGAGGCGCTGAGCCGTGCCGATCAACTCCACCCAGGTCTACGTCAACAACCTGCTCAACGGCATGGCATGGCCGATCCCCAACCTTCCCAACCTGCAGTGCCAGATCACGCCGCCCGACCCGAACGTGGACGCCGAGATTCCCCAGGCGTACGTCTGGCCGTCCCGGGGTCGTGAGGACCGCAACCCCACCAGGGGCGGCACGATCCCCCGCGCCACCACGGCCAACGGCCCCTCCGGCCTCAAGACGCAGCAGCACCGTCTCAGCATCTACCTCGTGTGGTGGGGCCAGGACGACGACCCGGACTCCGACACGCTCTTCCCCGGCATGGTCGACGCGGTCATGGAGACCCTCCGCATCTCCGCCGACCCCACCGACGTCCTCACCGACCCGTGGAGCGGCCGGCAGAGCTACCTGATCGACGTCGGCGAGAACATGGACTACCAGATCACCGTCCGCGCCGTCATCGACCAGCGCTACAACCGCTACGACGCCGAGATCACCTGCGTCATCAACGAGGTGTTCGCGGCCTAGTGAAGAGGAGCCGTGTGACCTCAGCCTCGGAGCGCGCCGCGCTCACCGTCTCAAGTGGAGGAGCTCGATGAGCAACGTCCCTTCCTTCGTGTCGCCCTCCACCAAGACCTGGCTGGGGATCGCGCGCGAGGTCACCGTCGGCACGCCCGTCATGCCGACCGTCACGATCCCCCTCGACAAGGGAACCTACGAGCCCGAGGACCTCATCAAGTACCTCCCCGATGAGGCCATCCGTGGCTCCATGGCCCTGATCTACCAGGAGATCCAGGGCGTTGAGGACTCCACCTTCAACTACGGTGGCCCGGTCTTCGGTGACGTCTACGGCTTCTTCCTCGACAACGCGTTCGGTGACCTGTCCACCAGCGGCCAGCCCGCCGCCGGCGCGAGCTCGAACACCTCGGCCGCGTCCTCCGCCGGCAACACCAACGTCACCGTCGCGTCCACCGCCGGCTTCGTGGCCGGCCAGAACGTGCAGATCGACTCTGGCACCTCGGCTGAGGTGGTCAAGCTCTCCGCCGCCGCCGGCAACTCGATCACGTTCACCGGCTATCCCCTGCGGTTCAACCACGCCAACAACGTCACGGTCCAGACCGTGTCCGGCAGCTACACGCACCGGTTCAACATCCTCAACTCCGGCACGGGGCAGCCACCGACGCACACCGCGACCGACTACACCGCCCTGACTACCACGGTCGGTGCGCGCTCCTACCCCAGCCTCTGCGTCAGTCAGCTCGACTTCACCGGCAGCGCCGAGGCCCTGTTCATGGCCAAGGTGTCCGGCAACGCCTGGATCAGCGCCCCCGCGGCGTCCACGCCCACCGCGTCCACGAGCTTCACCGTGCCGATCCCGGCGTGGCGAACCAACATCACCATCGGCTCGTCCGCGATCTACGACATCGGTCAGTGGTCGCTCGCGATCAAGCGGACGCTGCAGGTCTACTGGACCAACCAGGGCTTCCAGAACCCGTACATCATCGCCCGCGGCCCGCTCGACGCGACCGGCACGCTGAACTTCTCGGTCGCCTACGACGAGACCGCCCTGCTTCAGTTCCTGAACAACACGCAGCCCGCCGTGGTCATCAACGTCGACAACGGCCTCTCCGGCACGAGCCACATCAACTACACCTTCGTGATGGCGCAGGCCGCGTTCGTCAAGTCGAAGATCACTCGCTCGGGCGTGCTGGTCGGCTACGACGACGAGATCCAAGCCGTCGCCAACACGTCCAACAGCGGCGGCTCCGGCGGCCTCGGTCCCATCACCGTCATCGTCACCAACAACTACGCGCCGTACTAGGTCGGAGGAGCTATGAAGGTCGAGCTGCCCAGCGGCAACTGGGTTGAGCTGCGGGACAACCTCAAGGGACGCGACCGCACGGCGGTCAACGCGGTGCTGCGCATCCGGGTCCGCACGGGTGAGCAGCAGGAGCGCGAGCAGGAGGTCGGCGCCGACGTGTCCGACCGCATGCACGACACCCTGCTCGCGAACCTGATCACGCTGTGGTCGTTCGAGCGGCCCATCCCCAGCTCGCAGGGCGGCGCCGACGCGGTGGCTGACCTCGACATCGACGACTACCACGAGCTTCACTCGCGGACCGAGGACCTCCTGCAGAGGGTGACCGCCAAGTCCCCAAACTGAGGGACACCCGTCGCCGGCTCGTCGCGTTCTTCCTCAGTCAGGGCGCGCAGGAGGTTCCTCTTCCCGAGGGCATGCCGGAACGGGTGCTCATCCACCGCTGGTTCGCAGCCACGTACGGCTGGACCCCGGACCAGGTCGGCGACCTGGATCTCGACGACCTGCTGTGGCTGCCGGTCATCGAGGAGGCGGCGCACGAGGCGCAGGAGTTCCTCAGCAAGCAGAACGCGAAGGCGAGCCAGGGACCGAGAAGGGGGTAGCCGTGGCAACGAGCGGTGCCCGAGGCGCGATCGACGCCCTCGGTCTGATCATGACCGCCGGTGCCGCCGCGGCGACCCCCGCCGCGGAGGCGATGGGTGAGGCTGTGGCCCGCGAGGCTCGCTCGCAGCTCAGCCGGTCCTCCCACCCGCCGGGAACACCCACCACGTCGATGCCTGGGTCGCCGCCGGCGACGGTGACCGGCCGACTGCGGGACAGCGTCGAGGTGAGGGTGATCGGTGAGGGCGCCGTGCAGGTCGGCGCGACCGCTCCCTACGCGCGGATCCAGGAGCTCGGCGGCACGTCGGGGCGCGGTGGGGCGACCGAGCTGCCGTCGCGGCCCTACCTGATCCCGGCGTGGGAGATCGCCGGCAGCGAGGCGTACGAGGTCGCGCTCGAGGTCATCCGGGAGGCGGTGAGCCGTGGCTGAGGAGCTGCCTCCCGCGATCCTCGACCTGATCGTCAACACGGCGCAGTGGCTCGAGGGGATGCAGACCTCGATCGCGTCGCTCGAGGAGCTCGACGCCTCCATCCTCGAGACGACCGACGTCGTCGCGACCTTCACGGAGGCGCTCACCGCCGGTGCCACCGACATCGCGATCGCGATGGATGAGGCCGCGGTCGCGATGGATGAGGCGATGACCAGCATCGCCGCGGCCGCCGACGAGGCGGCGGCCGCGATGGAGCGCCTGGGGGTAGCGGCCGACTCAGCCGCCGCCTCCCAGGATGCCGCGGCCGTCTCATCCAAGGAGATGGCCGCGAGCAGCGCTGAGTCGAGCAGCGCCATGGGCAGCATCGCCGACGAGGTCGGCCGGCTGGCTGAGAAGGCCGCCCTCGCCGTCGCCGCGGTCGGCACGACCAGCCTCATCATGGCCGGTGACTTCCAGGCGTCCGTCACGCGGCTCGTCACGAGCGCGGGCGAGTCCTCGCAGGCGATCGGGTCGCTCAGCCAGGGGCTGATCGACATGTCCACGAAGGTGGGCTTCACGGCCAACGAGATGGCGAAGGCGATGTACCCCATCGAGTCCGCCGGCTACCACGCGGCGGACGGCCTCAAGGTGATGCAGGCGGCCGCGCAGGGAGCCAAGGACGAGGGCGCCGACCTGAGCCACGTCGCCGACGCCGTCACCACCGTGCTACGGGACTACAACCTGGGAGCCGACCAGGCCGCCGACGTCACGAGCAAGATGGTCACCGCGATCTCCTTCGGCAAGACCAACTTCGACGCGTTCTCCAAGTCCCTCGCGACCGTGCTGCCCATCGCTGAGTCGGTGGGCCTGAGCTTCCAGGACGTCGCGACCGTGGAGGCCGCGATGACCGCGAAGGGCACGACGGCCCAGCGAGCGGCGCAGGACGTCGCCGCCGCGATCAAGAGCCTCATCGCGCCCACCACGCAGATGACCAAGGAGTTCACCGCCCTCGGCATCACGAGTGACCAGGTGCAGCAGCACCTCGGCAAGGACGGCCTGGCGGCCACCCTCGAGTGGCTGCGTCAGGTCGCGGAGAAGAACGCCGCCGCGGTGGGGCAGACCGTGCCGGAGGCGATGAAGAAGCTGATCGGCACGTCGCCGGGCCTGCAGGCCGCCCTCGAGACGACCGGCGGCGCCGCCGACGCCCTGTCCGAGGCGATCAAGAAGGTCGGCGGCGCGACCGCCGACGCGCAGGGCGACGTCATCGGTTTCTCCGAGGTGCAGGGAAACCTCAGCTTCCAGTTCGACCGGTTCAAGGCTCAGCTCGAGGCGGTCGCGATCAGCATCGGCAACATGATGATGCCGTCAATGATCAAGCTGCTGAACCTGCTCGAGAGCGCGTTCCAGTCGATGTCGAAGAACACGGACATCGGCGAGGGGTTCAAGGCGGTCATCGACTCGATCGGTGAGGCGTTCGCGGCGCTCAAGCCGATCTTCGCGCCGCTCGCGGCGTCCTTCAAGGACCTGATGGAGGTTCTCGGCCCGCTGCTCGTCGACGCCCTCAAGCTGATCGCGCCCACCCTCGCCGTCAACATCCAGGCCTTCGACGACCTGCTCAAGGCGATCAAGCCGCTGCTTCCCGTCATCGGTCAGATGACGGAGGTCGTCGGCAAGGGGCTCGGCGAGTCCTTCAAGCAGGTCTGGGACGCGATCAAGCCGCTGCTTCCCGAGATCACCAAGCTCTTTCTCGCGATCGAGAAGGGAATCATCGCCACCGTTCCCATTCTCGCCAACTTCATCACCGGCATCATTCACACCATCGAGTGGATCGACAAGTTCGCGCGAAAGCTGTCGGACGCGTCGGCAGCCATCGGCCGCTGGATCGAGGACATCCCCAACAAGATCCGTCGCATGGTCGAGGAGGTCGGCCGGTACATCTCGGACCAGTGGAACAAGGCCATGGAGGGCCTGAAGTCCACGGCTCGTACCACCGTTTCCAACGTGACGTCGCTGTTCACGAACCTCCCGGAGAAGATCGGGTACGCGCTCGGTCAGATCGCCGGAACCGTCGTAAGGGAGAGCATCAAGATCGGCGTGAACCTCGAGAACGGCGTGAAGACCGGCGCGCAGCGCGTCGTCAAGTTCTTCGGCTCGGACCTGCCGAACAGCATCCTGCGAGCCATGTCCGACGCCGGCACCTGGATGATCACTACCGGCAATGACATCCTGAGGGGGCTGCTGGACGGCATCAAGACGGCGGCAACAGCCGTTGTGAAGTGGTTCGTGAACCTGCCCAACGTGATCCGAAACCTCGTCAGCGACGCCTATCACTGGCTCGCTAAGACCGGTCAGGACCTGGTTCAGGGCCTCATCGACGGCATCATCAAGAAGCTGGGAGACGTCGTGAACGCCATGACCGGCGGCAGCAGCGTCAAGAGCTCGGTGACGCACCCGATGTCCGACGCCTACAACTGGCTCGTTCGCTCTGGCTCCGACATCGTCCACGGTCTTTGGTCCGGCATGGTGAACTCGTTCAACTGGCTCATGAGGAACATCTCCAACTTCGCGAACAGCGTCAAGCAGGGCTTCATGGACGCTCTTCACATCAACTCACCGTCGAAGGTGATGGCCGACGTCGTCGGCGTCGGCATCGTGGAGGGCATCGCTCAGGGCATGACCGACAACGTGGACATCGTTCACCGCGCGATCGGCACCGTGAAGACCTCGATCCTGAGCGGTTTCGGCGGCGTCGGCGTCACGCCGGCCGGTCTCGGCATCCCCGTGGGCGCCGCCGGCATCGGCCTCGGCGGTGCCGGCGGCGGCCTGCTCGTGATCAACAACAACATCCAGGGAACGGTCGTCGCGGAGAAGCAGATCCGAGAGATCAACCAGACCCAGACCCTTCGCTACAACCTGCGCAACCCGACGAACGGGCTGTCGCTCTTCGGTCGAGGGAGCGCCTGATGGCCCCGATCCTCACCAACATCTACTCCGGGTCGTGGACCACCTCCGACACCTACTCCACCACGCAGCCCAGCAACCAGATGGTCAACATCGCGGTCAGCAGCATCACGGGCGGCAACTGGCTGCTGGCGTTCGTGGGATGGCACGAGGTGGCGCAGCTGCCGACCACGGTCAGCGTCGGCGACGACGCCAGCAACTACTGGGTCCCCATCGCCACGTCACCCGTGTCACCCACGAGCCAGACGTTCCTGCTCAACCAGAACTACAGCTTTCAGAGCGGTACGACCACCGGCTGGACCGCGAGCCACGGCACGCTGTCGGTCGCGACGACCAACACCTACGGCAACAACGCGTACGTGGGCAAGGTCGTCAACAACGGGACGAGCTCCACGGTCTCCGTCACCACGGGTGCCGTCAACGTCAGCAACATCCGATACAACCTGATCACCGGCAGCGCCTACGTCTGGTTCACGAGCGGTGAGTCACACGCCCACGTCGACCTGAGCTGGTTCGACGCCGGTGGCTCCCTGATCTCGACGGTCACGGGAACCGACAACGTCATCCCCGCGGCCACGTGGACCAACATCACGACCAACGCGAAGGCACCCGCGAGCGCCGTGACCGCGAAGATGGCCGTGGTCGCCGGCGGCACCCCCAGCGCGGCCAACGTGTGGTACCTGTCGAACGCGGGCATCCTCGAGCAGACCGTTCTCAACAACAACCCGTTCTTCACGCTCAACAACCCCATGACCGGGTGGACGGGAACCAACGCGACGTTCACGTCCAGCACCGCGGAGACGCTGAGCAACCTTCCCTCCCTTCGGGTCTCGCCCAGCGGCACCCCCAGCCAGGTGTCGCTGACCACCGCGTCCACGGACCTGGTCGGCATCCTGCCGTTCCTCTACTACACGGGGAACGCCTACCTCTACGCGCCGGCCGGCTACTACTACGTGTGCTCGTCGCTCAGCTGGTACGACGGCTCCAAGACGCTCATCTCGACAACCTACTCCAACAACTCGTACGTGCCGCCGGGGGAGTGGACGCAGGTCACCGTCGTGGGTCAGGCGCCGTCCAACGCCGCCTTCGTGGGCGTCGGCTTCACCATGTTCAGCAACCCACGGTCGTGGGACACCCTGTACGCGTCCCAGGTGACGCTGGTGCCCAACGGCGGGTTCAGCTCCTCGTCACGGTGCGCGATCTGGGCCGCTCCCAACATCTCCGCCACGACGAAGCAGGTGTCCATCGCGCCGCTCGGTCAGGTCACCGGCATGGCCGCCGAGCTGTGGCAGGTCAGCGGCATGCCCTCGTGGCTCGACGTCGACACCGTCACGGGCACGTTCGCCCTGTCCTCAGCGACCGGCCTGACCATCACGCCCTCGCAGAGCGACCTCCTGATCTCGCTCGGCGCGAGCAACGAGGTGCTTCAGTGGACGCTCGACCAGAGCAACCTCAACGGCTGGGACGCGTACGGCAAGCACTGGGTCTACGAGACCAACACGGTCGACACCGTCGGCGACGTCAGCGTCAACATCGCGGCGCAGGTCACGAGCGGCGGCAACCTGTCGCGGATCTACTCGGTCAACCCCCTCAACAACAACCCCGTCTTCGCTCCCGGCGTGTCCGGCTGGAGCGTGACCAACTCCACCCTCACCGCGGTCAGCGGCACGTCGTGGCCCAAGAACGGCTACGACCCCCGGCTCACCTCGAACAACGTCGCGCGGTGGACGCCCAACGGCACCAGCAGCTCGTGCACCATCCAGGTCGCCACCAGCGCCGCCCCCTCGATCACACCCGGCCTGGTCTATCAGGCGGACGCCTACCTGCTCACCGGCAATAACCTAGCCTGGAACGGCTACACGATCTCGATCGTGTTCCTCAACTCCAGCCGCGTCGCGATCTCCTCCGCGACCAGCGCCTCCTTCAGCACGATCGCCGGCACCTGGACCAACACGTTCGTCACCGGGGTCGCGCCCAGCGCCGCCGCCTACGCCCTCGTGCGCGTCACCCAGAACGGCACGCCGCCCACGAGCGCCTTCACGAGCGTCGGCCGAGGCACCGTGACGCAGCAGAACGGCGTCACCATCTGCGACAGCGCGGTTCTCGCCGCGATCCGCCTGACCCCGCAGAACCAGCCCGCGACCGTCAACTCGAACTGGCCCTACGTCAAGCTCGAGGCCGCGTTCGGCTACCCCTCAAGCACCCCACCCGACCAGCTGCAGTACGTCGACATCTCCAACCGCCTGCTGTCCTTCTCCCTCAAGCGTGGCCGTCAGTACGAGCTCAACTCGCTCGAGGCCGGCGAGGTCGACTTCGTGCTGCGCAACGACGACGGCTACCTCACGCAGGGCAACGCGGCGAGCCCCTACAGCATCCAGACCTACACCCCGATCCGGATCACCGCCCTCTGGAACGGCAAGATCTACCCCGTGTTCACCGGCTTCATGGAGCGGTGGCCGGAGAAGTGGACCGACCCTCACTGGGGCGAGATCAACGCCGTCGGCGTCGACTGCTGGGCCATGTTCGCCGGCATCCTGCCGAGCATCGTGAAGGGTGAGCGCCTGCTCGACATGCCGTTCGGGTACTGGCCGTGCGGCGACGGCAACAGCTCGACGACCGCGGTCAACATCGGCCTCAGCGGCAACTCCACGCCGCTCACCCTCGTCGAGTCCGTGAACGGTGCCGGTGCCGGCGTGCCGGCGTTCGGCAACAACCTCGTCGAGCTCGTCGGCGACGCGGGAACCAACTGGGCCCTGACCGGCCTGCTGTCCAGCGAGGGAAGCAAGGGCTTTACCCTCACCTACAACGGGCCGCCGCTGCCGCCCATCAACCAGGGCGTGTGCGTCACCTGGTGGATGCGGATCCCCTACCCCGGTGGCCCCGTCACCACCAACGCGCGCACCGCGATCTTCACCGCGATCGGTCAGATCAGTCCCATCATCCAGGTGTGGATGGATCCCGGCACCGGCATCCACGTCTCCACGTGGAACACCGCGGGCGCCAAGACCGACCACGTTCCCAGCAGCTCGTTCGGCTACGCCAACCAGACCGTGCCGATGATGCTCAACTTCAGCAGCACGGGCTACACGCTGTACATCGGCAACGTCGAGACGCTCACCGGCACCGACACGATGGCCACGAACTGGTCCTACTTCAGCTTCGCGGGTCGCGCCGACCGCTTCGAATCCGGCTACTTCGCGAACATGGGGATCAGCCACGTCGCCGTGTTCCCCCGCCAGCTGAGCTTCTCTCGCCTCGTCACCTACAACTACACCGGCATCAACGCGATGGCCGGTGACTTCGGCGACTGGCGCGTGTCGCGCTACCTCTCCTACATGCTGTGGCCGGTGCCGCACCGGGTCTACTACGACTCGTTGACCGGCCAGCTCTCCGGTGCGACCAACATCGAGGGAGCCGGCGTCGCCGCCGCGATCAACGACGTCGCCCAGACCGAGCAGGCGCTCCTGTACGTCGACAAGAACGGCTACATGGCCTACCGGACGCGTAGCCACGCGCTCGACCGTGGCGTGCAGGCGACGTTCGGCGAGAACACCGCCGCCGGCGAGATCCCCTACCTCGTCGACCTCGAGCTCGACTACGACCCACAGTACGTCTACAACGACATCCAGGTGACGCACAAGGGCACCCCCGCCTTCGGCAGCACCACGGTCAGCAGCCCCGTCATCTACGTCAAGAACCTCAGCTCGATCAACCAGAACGGTGACCGAAGCCAGCAGCTGACGAGCCTCTTCAGCGACGTCACCCAGTCGATCGACCTCGCGAACTGGCTCGGCAACCAGTACGCCATCGCCCGGCAGCGGGTGCAGCAGGTCACGTTCACCCCGGGCAGCAACCCCGCCTACTTCGCGACCCTGCTTCAGCTCGACGTCGGCGACCGCGTGACCCTCAACCGGCGGCCGGTCGGCGCGAGCGCGATCAGCCTCGACGTCATGATCATCGGTGTGCACCACGACGTCGAGTACGCCTCCGGAAAGTGGGCGATCACCTTCGACCTCATGCCCACCTCCGCGGCGTCCCTGACGGTGACCGGCCTGACCCTCAACGACGCGACGCTCGGCAAGCTCGACGCCGGCAACGTCTTCACCTGGTAGGAGAGACCCACGTGGCGAGCGTTCCCACCCCTCACCAGTTCGCGGTCGGCGAGGTAGCCACGGCGGACAACATCAACACCTACTACAGCGGCATCTCCTACCTGGAGAACCCACCCATCGCGTCGCTGTATCAGATCAACAGTCAAAACATCAACAACAACTCTCCCACCGCGATCACGCTCGACGGCTCCCTGATCGACACCTATGGGGGCCACAGCACGGTCACCAACAACACCCGCTACACGTTTCAGGTCGCCGGCGTCTACCTCATCGGCGGCTCCGTGGCCTGGTCACCCAACGCGTCCGGGGTCCGCGCCGGAAGCCTGCTTCTCAACGGCGTCTCACCGCTCATCGGCAGCCAGATCATCATCCCCACCATCACCATCGGCGGCGTCAACACCAACGTTCCCACGACCTCGGTCATGACCCAGGCCAGCGTTGGCGACTACGTCGAGCTGCTGGGAACCCAAACGTCGGGCGGCATCCTCGGCACCAACACCGGTACCAACAACACGAGCACCATGTTCGTCATGTGGATCCACGCGTAAGGAGACGAAGTGCCCACGAGCACGCACTCACCCCTCGGCACGGTTCAGGCCATCCAGTACGACGGCACCAACGTCGCCGAGATCCAGGCAGCGCTCGGCGCGCGGTGGAACGTCTACACGAGCCTCACCAGCTCGCTCGTCGCGTTCTGCCAGACCGGCCAGGAGATGCTTCAGCTCAACGCGTTCCTCCTGCGTCCCACCGACTGGATGGTGTCGCAGACGGCGTACAGCAACACGACGCCCGCGCTGTCCGGTGGGTTCTCCATCATGTCGAACTCCCAGTTCACCCAGTGGTACAGCGCATGAGACCCAGCGGATCCACCCGATCGTGAGGGAGCCAGCATGACCGACGTCAACACCGTGGCAAGCATCATCGGCAGCCTCGGCGCCGGCTCCATCGCGATCGTGGGAGGGGTGTCGTGGCTGATCCGGCGGCTTCACCGGTTCAACTCACGGTTCGACGAGTTCCTCGAGGACTGGAACGGCACCGAGGCTCGACCGGGCGTGCCGCACCGTTCCGGCGTCATGGAGCGCCTGTCCAGCCAGGACGCCGCGCTGCGAAGCATCGACGAGCGGCTCGTCAACGTCGAGGCTGAGGTGAACCCCAACAGCGGCAAGTCCATCAAGGACGTCGTGGGACGGGTCGACGGCCACCTCAACCACATCCGCGGCGTCGTGGACGACCTCGACCAGCGGGTATCCGACCTCGAGAGGCGCGACGGCAAGCGGGTGACCCGGTGACCGAGGTGCCGGCGCACGACCGGGCCACGACCCACCGCTACGTCATCCACTACCCGGCCCACGAGCCACGCGCCGAGGACCCTCACCGCGCCGAGTTCGAGGAGTACAAGCGCCGTCGTCGTGAGGACGGCACCTACCGCTGCGACTTCGCGGCGGCGTTTCGAGACGGCGACGCCAGCGAGTGCGACCAGACCCGTCCCCTCGAGGCGCACCACGCGCACCTCGAGTTCGCGCTGCGAAACGCCGTCGACGAGACGCTGCTCGAGGAGCGGTGGCCCGGCGTCACCCAGGTCGGCGTCGGCGCGTGGCTCGACGGCGACGAGAACCTCACGCTGCTCTGCGTGAATCACCACCGCGGCCGCCAGGGCGTGCACGTTCTCGCGGCAGCCGACTTCGAGGCGTCCAAGGTAGTGAGGAGGTTGACCTCGTGACCCGTCGCATGGCTGACTCCATCACCGCCACCGACATCCCCGTAGCCGACCCGCAGACCGGCCAACCGTGGTCGCTGGTGGCTGGCTACGTCGACGGCCGCTACGCGTGGTCTACGGCTGACTGGGGCCGCTTCCCGGGGAGCCGACACGTCCGGATCGCGGTGTTCAGCGCCACCAACGCCGGCGACGTCATCGACCGAGAGACCGGCGACGCGACCGCGGACCAGGCGGTGGACTGGGTGCTCATGCGTCGCGCCGCCGGCCATCCCGCACCCACCGTCTACTGCTCCTACTACGACTGGCCCAACTGCCGGAACGCGTTCGACCGCCGCGGCGTGGCTCAGCCGCAGTGGTGGATCTCCGGCTACCCCTCACCGGTCGACGGCTTCGGTCACCCCACCATTCCCACCGGCGCGGTCGCGCACCAGTTCACCGACACCCCCGGCGGTCACTGGGACGAGTCCATCGTGGCCGACAGGTGGCCCGGCGTCGACCCAGCCCCACACGTCACAACTCCCTGGAGAGACATCGTGTTCGAGTTCGTGTGCGACACCAGCAAGTTCGTTCGGGACACCGCCGGCGGCGTCACCGACAACCCCACCGTACTTCAGCTGGTCGGCGGCGGCTACGTCGTGGCCGCGACGTGGGCCGACGTCAAGGCCAAGGACAAGACGTGGGGCGGCGACGGCACCGGCTCGGTGCTCGGCGTCGAGACGGCGGCGTGGCAGCGCTACGTCGACCTGGACGCGAGCCTGCGCGCTCGGGACGCCCACATCACGGCCCTGGGCAGTGCCGGCACGGCCGGCGCGACGCCGGCCGAGGTGACCGCGATCGTGGACCAGGCCTTCCTCGACCACAACGCGCAGCTGACGTACAGCAAGATCGTCGGGTGAGGCGCTTCAACGAGGCGCTGGCCGTCCTGCTCACCCGGATGGTCGGCACGATGTGGTGCGCGTACGTCTTCGTGGGGCTCGCCATCCTCGGCTTCCCCTACGGGGCAGCCGACCTCGCGGACCTCGTGCAGTGGGTGTCCCAGACCCTCATCCAGCTGGTCATGCTCAGCGTGATCATGGTCGGTCAGGGTATCATCACCGCGAAGCAGGACGACCACGGCGACAGGCTCGACGCACACGGCGAGAAGCTGGACGCTCATGGCGACAAGCTCGACACCGTCCACGATCTGATCAAGCTGAACGAAAAGGGATGAACCAGTGACGTACAGCAGCGTGGGTCACACGAAGTTCGGTCGCTATCAGGTCGCTGAGCCGCTTCGGCTCGAGACGCTTCACTTCCACCGAGGCGAGCCGCTGGTGGAGGTCAACCACGAGCCGCCGGTGCCCGTGCTCGATCAGGAGGACCTGATCGCGCAGGGCATCCGCACCAGCGAGCTCGTTCCCGGTGCACCGGACGTGGACGCGCTCGGCTCCTGCACGTGCAACGCTGGCACGGTGTCGCTCGCGGGGCACCTGGCCGCCAAGGTGGGACCTCAGGCCGTGACCGACGCCGGCCTGTCCCTCACCGACGCGGTCGCCAACGAGAGGTTCGCGATCAAGCTCTACCACTCCGTGACCTACCAGACCGGTGACCCGGCGCAGGAGTGGCCGCCCACCGACTGCGGCTCCACCGGTCTCTACGTCTGCCGCGAGCTGGAGACGCAGGGCCTCATCAAGAGCCACCGCAGCGCCCACGACGTGCACGGCCTGGTGTCGCTCATGCAGACCGGCACGGTCATCATGGGCTCACCGTGGTTCAACGCGTGGATGGAACCGGACGCGAGCGGCTTCGTCGACGGGCAGGGAACCATCGAGGACCTGCAGCGCGCGCTCGACTCGGGCGTCGCCGGCGGCCACGAGACCTGCGTCAGCGCCGTGGAGCGGGTCGTCTGGGCGACGCAGCACAAGCTCGACCTGGAGGCCTGCGTGGTCCGGGTCCGGAACTCGTGGGGCCCGCGCTGGGGTGACCACGGCTCGTTCCGCATCCACCTGTCGACCCTGCAGCGGCTCGCCGGCTACGTCGACTACAAGCAGTTCGTGATCTGATGGCGACCAGCGAGGAGCTCGGCCGGGCGGCGTACGAGGCGTACGCGCGGTCCGTCGACTTCAAGAGCGTTCACGACGATGACCTGTGGGCGTGGGACGAGCTGCCGGCGCGGATCGCGGCCGCGTGGGCGTGCGCCGCGGCCGCCGTCAGGGGCCGCGTCATCGCCGAGGAGCGAGCTGCCAACCGTCCCACCGCAACCCGAGAGAGTGAGACCGACAAGTGAACCTGATGACCAAGCTAAGGGAGCTGCTGGCCTACGAGCCGGCCGTCGTGGCGTGGGCCATCAACGGCGGGATCGCGACCGTGCTCGCGTTCCTGCTGAACCTGGACACCACGCAGACCGCGACCGTCACGACCATCACGACCGCGCTGGCCGCGATCGTGACCGCCGTCCAGGCTCGTCCCGTGGCCGTCTCCGTCGTGACCGGCGCGCTGGCGACGATCGCTGAGGCCGCGGCCGCGTTCGGCCTCAACCTGCCGCCGACCGTGATCGCCGCGATCACCGCGGTGGCGTCCGCGGTGCTGGGACTGCTGTTTCGTCAGAACCTGACGCCGGCGGCGAGGCTGCGGGACGACCCGTCCGCCTGACCCTCGTCGGTTCCCCGAGCCCCACCCCCTCACCGCGGGGGTGGGGCTCATTTGACGTACCTGACTCGCGGCCCCGGCGGTCCCATCGGATCGCCGAGGCGACGAGGCCCATGCGCTCAGCCAAGCTCATCGGTGATCGTCTCCATCTCCATGACGCGGGTGCCGTTGTCGCGCCGGTAGTCGGCGAGGATCCGGTACCGCTGTCCCGGCGGCATCAGGACCTCACGCTCGTTGTGGTGGTTGCTGCCGCCCGGGTGGCGGTTGACCTCGAGGGCCCGAGCCCCCGGCGTGACGTGGTAGTGGACCTCAACGGGGCCGAAGCCGCCGAGCGGGTAGGGGTTGGTCGTCGTGGACGTGAACCGCTGCTCGGTGAACGTGTCTCCCACTCGAGATCCTATCTCGCCGAACACCCGCAGGGCGGTGTGCTTGGGAAACGAGCGAAGGACCGCGAAGGGAGCGGTGACGACCGAGCGGTCGATGGCCGCGGTGAGGTACTTGACCTGACCGATGACGTAGGAGGACGCGGTGCTGGCGTCCCCGGCCAGCACGTGCTTGTTCATCGACTTGTAGGTGGAGCCGGTGTAGGAGCTGAGGGCGTTGATCTCGTTGTCGTCGAGCTTCGGGTGATCGATCGCCTTGCGAACGTCCTTGCCGGCGACCTCGCCCGGCCGCAGGGTGATGGGGCCGTGAAAGACCGGCTTGACATCGACGAGGCCGGCGATGACCTTGTTGTGGTGACTGACGATGGCGGCCATCGCCTCACGCTTGTAGACCTCCCGGTAGACCTGGGTGCCGTCGACGTGGGTGGCCGTGAAGATCGTGGTGCCGACGCGCTTGGGGTGGGGCTCACGCTCGAGCGTGGCGATGACCACGTGGCCGAGCTTGGTGATGACCTGACCGGTCTTCTTCACCGCGAGATCGGTCACGGCGACGTGACCGGGGTTGCCCTGCTTGCCCTCGAGGGTGGTGAAGGAGATCGGGGCGGTGAGCGTCGCGGTCATCGTCTCGGTCCTCTCGGTTCCGGTTCCTGGTTCCTGGTCCGTCCTGCTGATACCCACTATACTCCAGACCTAGGGGTTTGTAAACCCCTAGGTCTGGAGAACCTCAGCTCTCTCAGTGAGCCTTGGTGCGGTGAACCGTGACGACGTCCACGCCGTCGTCGAGCAGCTCCCTGACCTGACGCTCCACGTCACCCTCCGGCACGCCGTCGCGCCAGAACGAGTGGTCCTCGTAGTCCCAATCGAGCGTGTACACGATCATCTCTCCTCTCAGGGTCAGCAGGTCTCGCGGGTCGCGGATCCGTACACCGGTCTAGCTCGGTGAGCTCAGCTGAACTGCTTGCGGCAGACCGGGCCGATGCCCACCCGGACGCTGGTCGCGTCCTTGAGCCGGCGGTTGCAGCAGATGCAGCGACCGTACTCGAGCATCAGCTTCTCCGCCTCCGCCAGCGGCAGGCGGTCCCGCAACCGCAAGGTCTTGACCACGCCGGGCGCGTAGTCGAACTCGAACTTGGCCGTATCACCCAGCTGGGTCAGGCGCTCGCCGCTGATCGGCACGAGCCGCTTGGCGTACAGGTTGCCCTGCCTGCTGGGCTTGACGAGGAAGACCTCGCCGTTCTTGCCGTAGACGCCGGCGACGAGGGGCTCACCGTCGTCAGCTCGCGTGGCGGCCGGCCGGGTGATGGGCTTCCTCGGCTGCCCCAGCAGGTAGTCGATCGTGGCTCGGGTGTCCCGCTTGGTCAGCGGCTCCGTGCCGGCACGGTGAGCCTCGAGGCGCGCCCGCAGGTGAGCCTCGGCCTGAGCCAGCAGCTCCTCGTCGGGGGTGTCGATGAGCTTGCGCTCGGCGATCAGACGCTCGATGAAGTCGATCTGCTTGGGGCTGCCGTGCTCCACGGTGTCCTCCTGAGTTCCGGGTTCCTGGCTTGCTGGTACCTACCTTACATCAGGTAGACTAATTTGTAAACAACTTGTTGAGAGAGGTTGGGGCGGTCCGTGGGACCGCCCCAACCCCGAGGCTCAATCCTTGATCCACTCCAGCAGGTCGCGGGCGGCGTTCACGGCGCTCGCGACGGGTCGGCTCGCCCGGTCAAGCAGCACGTCGACGGCGCAGTCCTCGACGCTCTCGTAGCGCACCGCCAGCCGCGTGAGCTCCTCGTACGTGCCGGTGAACGTAATGACCGGCCAGCCGCAGGCGGGACCGCTCGGGTTGTCGACGACTGCCGTCACGTTGAGGTCGCGGGTGAGGCTCTTGAGGACGTCCTCGATGGTCTCGTTCTCACCGTGGCAGACGTCCAGGGTCAGCTTGGGCATTCTCGATCTCCGTTCCGTCGTTCCTGCTTGCCGTGGTGACCGTACCACAGAGGCCGGCTGTTTGTAAACAGCCGGCCTCTCGGTCACGCGACGTGGGAACGGAGCTGCTTCTCGAGCCGGTGAACGTCCCGGTCGAGGTTGTCCTCCTCGCCCACGATCGCCGTGAGGGTGATCAGCTCCGGCCCCGCGATCAGCGTGGCGTGTCGCCGGCGGATGTCGTTGATCTCAGCCACCAGCCTGCCGAGCAGCTCGTAGACCCGTCTGAAGCCGTCGTCATCGTCGTCATCCACTACCTCTCGCCCTCCTCGAGCCGGTGGCCGCGGTACCACTCCACGACCTCGTCCAGGTAGAACCGCCGCACGCTGCCGTTCGCGGTGGGTCGCTCCCACCCCTCCGGGAAGTGGGTGCGGTGCCGCCGCTTCCACCACAGCCACACGAGCTGGCGGGACACCTCGGGGCTGTCCGGGAACATCCGGTTCAGGGTGGAGGCGACGACCTGGTAGCCGCCGCTCATCCGCTCCGTGACGCCCTCGTTGCTTCCCTCGTTCTCGAGCAGCTTCATCACCACCGCCATCGTCGTCTCCAATCCGTTGGTACGCGAAAGCCGCCCACCGCGTTGGTGGACGGCTACCGCGTTGAGTTGTGGGTCAGGCGAGCGCCAGCAGGCGCCTGGTCAGGTTGACGCGGAACCTCGCGCCCTCGCCGTGCATGATGCTCTCGAAGCGAGCGTTGCCGCTTCGCTGGGTCTTCTTGTGATCCATGTACTCGGTCAGGCCGCCGAGCAGGCCGTACGCGGTGCCACGGTACGGTTGGGTGGTCTCCGAGGTCTGGTAGTTGAGCATGACCGCCTCCACCATGTCCTCCTTCCGCGGCCGCGAGTCCGGGATGACCTCCTTGATCAGGAGGCGCGCCTTGTCGTCGCTCACCTCGGTCTTCAGCAGCGTCTCCATCGAGGCCTTGAACTCCCTCTCGAAGCTCACGGTCAGCTCGAAGGACTTCCGGGCCTCCGCGATGCGCTCGCTCAGCTTGCTGGTGTGCTGGAAGCTGAACTTGTCGAGCGCGGTCTGGGACACCAGGGGGAGCTGGTTGGTGCACCACACCTTGATCGGGGTCACGTAGCCGCTCACCGAGGAGCTGCCATCGTGGCTGGTCCGCAGGTAGAGGTACAGCTTGAACTGGTCGTCGTGGATGGTGAACGGCTCGTTGAGCTGCATGGTCATGAAGACCCGCCAGCCGTTGCCCTGCAGGCCGGCGTCCACCCAGCGGGCCTTGCCGTCGGCGACGAGCGCGTCGCCGAACGCGAACGCGTCCCGGTTCTGCCACACCTCGTACTTGCCCTTGACCGTGCCAAGCTCCTCACCGGTGTCGGTGCGGTAGATCTCGAAGGACTTCGCCGACGGCACGATCTCACCGTCGAGGTTGGTGCGCAGCAGGGGACGCTTCGCGACCTCCCAGTTCAGGCCGGCGCGCTCCAGCAGCTCCTCGCTGGTGGTCAGCTCGGAGTCGGCGGTGCCGGTGGTGATGCCGGCCCACGCCAGCTGGCGACCCTCGGTGGGGACGTCCAAGATCTCCATGGTGTCGATTCCTCTCGTTCCGGCGTTCCTGTGTACGAACTCATCATACCAAAGCTCGTTCACCATGTAAACACCTGAGCGGTGAGGCTACGCGACGTCCTGAAGGCGGCGCGCGGTCTTCCAGTCATGCGAGACGTCGATGAGGCGTGCGCCGGTCTCGATGAGGTCGCCGACCTCGCTGCCGGGGTTGCCGTTGAGGCTCTCCCGGACCCAGGTCATGATCCACCGGGCGGGTGCGACGCTGGTGCCCTTGCCCCAGTAGGCGGAGAGCTGCGGGTCGTCGTGAACGGGGCTGATGAGGTAGTCGTCGGGGAAGCCCATGATGCGGGCGGCCTCGCGGTTGGTGATGACGCGGCCGTTAGGATGCCACACCATGTAGACGCCGGCGCCGCTGAGCACGCGACCGGGGTCGGTCCACGACCAGCACTTGGTCTGGTTGAACCCGCCGGGGTTGAAGCCTCGCTCGAGGAGGTGCTTGTCGCGGGTGAGGCCGTTCCCGCCGGGCTGCGGGTACTGGTAGGACTCGGGCAGGTAGCCGTGCAGCTCGTAGTGCCGCTTGAGAACGTCGCCCTCCCTCTCACCGGGTGCCCAGCCGGCGCCGGCGTGGATGTCGGTGAGGCGCCTGGTAAAGGCGTTCTCACGGAAGTGGTGACCGTCGACGTGGCCGTCGGTGCGGCGCATCGACGCGCTCCACGCGGTGGGCGCGTTGACGTAGGGCTGGTCGTCCCACGCGAGCTGCTGGTTGGTGAGGTCGAACAGGGCGTCACCGAGGGTGGCGACCCGACCGATGACGGGTCGCTCGACGCCGAACGGGACCTGGCTGAGCACGAGGAAGTAGCGCTTGCGGTTGGTGCAGCCGCCGACGCTGAGGTTGTTCTGCAGCACGTGCGTCGTGGTGTACCACAGGCCGGTGCGCTGGTTGAGCTCGCTGGCCAGGCGGGTCATGAGGCTGACGCCCTTGGTGTAGGCCTGGCTGACCGACTCCATGACCACGGCGGCGGGGCGGACCCGGGCGGCGTAGCCGATGAGGTCCCACATGCAGTCGTTGATCGACGAGTCGATGCCGTGCTTGCCGGTGCCATAGGTCATGCCGCTGAACGCGGCGCACGGTGGGGTGCCGACCACGACGTCGGCCTGGAAGGTCTCCCAGTCGGTCGCGGGGTCGCCGACCTGGTAGCTCCAGTCCTCACCGAGGAAGGCGCGGTTGGCGTTCATCAACGGCAGGCCGAAGCCGCCCCTCTTCTCGACCTTGTTGACGAGCCGCAGGCCGGCCTGCGTGGCACCGACGGCCATGCCGCCGGCAAAGCCTTGGCAGTCAATGAACGTGAGCGTCATGCCGTGATCCTATCAGGTTGTCATCAATCCGCGGACAGGGAACGAGCGGGGAACCATGGCCCGGTTCCCCGCTCGTTGGCTGCTGGCTAGCTCTCGACGGTCGCCCAGTGCCCGTCGTACGCGCTGGCGTGCCGGTCCCGGTTCTTGGCGATCTTGGCTCGCACGGCGTCGAGGAGACGGCGCTCGCTCACGTCACCCGCGAGCATCAGGTTCAGGAAGAAGATGAGCACGTCCGCGAGCTCACCGACGTACGCGTCCTCGTTGATCTCCGCGTCGATCGGGTAGGTCGCCCACGGCTTCCACGGCGTCTCGTCGAGAGCCTCGGTCACCTCCTTGATGATCGCGAGAGCCTGCTCGCGGATGTACCGCGCGACGTCGCGGCCATCCATGTCCTCGAAGTTGTGTCCCATCAGCTCCTGCAGCTCGGCCTGCTCCTTGAGCAGCAGGCCGAGCTCACCGTCAACGCTCATTCCTTGATCATTCCTTCCAGTTCCGTGAGGTACCGGTCGCGTGACCAGACCTTGACGCGCAGGCAGCTCGCCTGCGCCTCCGCGAGCTCCCGCAGCTCGCTCGTGGTGAGGGTCTCAACCCCCTGGACGTCGGTGAGGTACGGCGCACCGAGCCGACGTACCTCGTCCTGGTCGGCCAGCAGCACCGATCGGGTCATCGCGGCGTACACGAACCGGTTGCGCCACCAGCCCGAGCCGGCGACCTTCTTGTAGAGAGGGCTGAGGACGCCCCAGCTGTCGGCGTACATCGCGACCAGGTCCGCCTCCTGCATCGGCGGCGCGCCCTCCTTCGGGCGGCCGGCCAGGTGCAGGTCCCACGTCATCGGGCCGAGGGACTTGAGCCACGTGGACTGATCGCTGAGCACTCCAAGCACCCACCGGCGGTGCCGCTCCCCGTCCGTGAGCCGGGGCTCCGGCAGTGGATAGGGCCGCGTGTACGAGGTGGGGTCGAGGAAGAACGACCGCTCCGCGGGCAGGTGACCCGACAGCAGCTTGTGGTCGCCCCACGCGAACGCGGGGTAGATCACGGGCGGCCACGGGCGGGTCAGCATCCGCTCGAGGTGGTGATCCAGGACGCGCTGGCCCTCGGGGCTCACGAGCCACCCGTAGCCGGGCCGCCCCTTGAAGACGGTCTCGCGAGCGAGCCGGCTCGGGAGGCGAGCGACGGTCATGAGGTTGTCGAGGATGCGGGGGAACTGCCAGTCATCCACGTTGAGGATGACCCGCTTGCCCGCGGCCTCGGCGCGCTCGATGAGGTTGAGGACGGGGTAGACGTGGTGACCGGCGATGCTGAGGCACGGGACCTGACCCACGATCAGGACGTCGTGGGTCAGGGCCTCGTCGTCGTCGATCACCACCGGCCGCTGCGTGACCTCGTGGCCGAGGTCACGCAGCGCCTGAACGTGCATCTCAATGACCGGCTGGTAGCCCTGCTTCGTGGAGCTGCCGCACTGCTGCTGAGACGCACCGGTGACGAGGATCCGCATGGTCAGAACGGCAGCTCGGGCGCGGGCGCCGTGGGAGCCGGTGCCGCCGCGGCAACCGGCGGGGCCGGGGGCGGTGCCGGCTGCGTGACCGTCGGCATCGAGGGCGCGCCCGCGCTGGGCGGCACCACGGGCATCGACGTCGGTGCCGGCGACGCGACGGTCGCGGTGCCGTCGAGCGGCGGCAGCACGCTCTGCACCTCGTTCCGGTCCTGCCCCTGGTACTCCCGGGTGCCGATCTTGATGCGGCACGTGCGTCCGACGAGGGTCGCCGCGACGTGGTCCAGCGGAGGGTTCGCGGCGAAGAACGCCTCGTCCAGTCCCAGGGCCGCCATGTGCCGGAAGAAGAACGCGAGCGCGTTCGCGCTGTCCGGCGAGATGACGAACTGGTTGAAGACCCGTCGGCCCTCGTGCGGCCCGTTCTGGATCTTGAACTGGACCTTGATCATGTCCTTGCCGGTGGAGGACTGGGTGGCCTCCGCGGTGTCGACGAACGTGTCGTAGACGCCGTTGGGGACCGGCGTGAACGCGGCGTCGCCCGCGGCCTGCTGCAGGTCCTTCCAGTTGATTCCCGCCATGCGGTGTTACCTCTTCTCGCTCAGGTTGACGGCCAGGTTGGCCGCTGAGGACGTGGTGGGCAGCGTCGCTTCCTCGCCGCGGATGCGAGCGAGGATCTCGCTGATGTTCGGGCTGTCGATGTAGCTGCTGAGCAGGTGCTCCGGCAGCCGGTGCCCGGTCTCGAAGCCGGGGAAGTTGCCGCAGAACAGCCGTCGGGTCTGCGTGCCGTCCTCGCTGACGACGACGTCGAGGTAGCAGCAGGCGTCGACGTAGTACGGCAGGGTGGTCGCGAGCGAGCCCTGGATGTGGGGGCCCCACGCGCCGTCGTTCCGCTGCTTGGCCATCGCGATGAGCAGGACGGCGTCGAGCGGCTTGATCGGGTTGGTGACGAGGTCCCGGAACTTGCGGACGAGGTCGCTGACGACCCGCAGCAGCTGACCCCAGTCCTGCACCTTCATGGCGCTGGAGCCAACCATGTCGTCGATGGCGCGCTGCTGGACCTCCGAGATGGAGTCGATGACGACGCTGCGGAACGGGTGCTTGCCGCTGTTGAGCCACTCGTAGGCCTTGAGCACGTCCTTGTACTCACGGACCGGCACGAGCGCCGTGTCCCAGCTGCCGTCGGGAACCGGCGGGGCCTGCGCCTTGGGGTCCCAGATCATCTTGCGGCTGGGGGTCCACCGGCTGCCGGCCTCCGCGTCGAGCACGACGCGGGGCGCCGGGGTGGTGTCACCGAGCCACGACTTTCCCTTCTTGGAGGCACCGAAGACGATGCAGTTGAAGCCGTAGTGGTTGGTGTCAGCCACTATCCCTCGCTTTCCGTATCCGTTCCGAGGTCCGCGACCAGGTACCGGATAGTATCGCGTTCGTAGTATTGATAGGGATCCCCGAGCGTGAAGTTCGCGCGAAGCGCGGCGTCCCACCGGCTGCCGTCGTCCATGAGCGGGCAGACGCGGCTGAAGGGACAGCCCCAGTCGCAGTAGTCGGTGGCCGTGGGGTAGACCACGGCGTGGTGACTCTCGCCGGCGTCGAGGCGCTGGTGGGCCTCGAGGATCTCACCGGTGACGGCGAGGACCCGCAGGTAGGTGGCGTTGAGGTCGTGCCGGTTGTAGCTGATCTCCACCTGCTGGTAGAACGGCGGCGCGGCGCGGACGGTCCGCTTCGACCGCTTGATCATCGTGTACAGCGCGCCGTCGACGCGGTGCTCCGGGAACCGAAGCGCGAGAAGCATCGCGTAGAACCGCATCTGCTGGTCGAGCACGAGCCGGTCGGCCTTGCTCAGGGTTCCCACGGTCTTGAAGTCCCGCAGCAGGAGCGCGCCGTCGGTGCGTCGGCGCACCAGCTGGTCGAGCTTGGCGCGCACCGTGACGGGACCGAGCGCGGTGTCGAGGACGTGCTTGAGCTCGCGCTCCACGTCCACGGTCTCGAGGTTGACGTCGATCGCCTCGTCGTCGAGCCACTGCACGTAGCCCTCGATCATGGCTCGCGCGAGGTCGAGCTGCTTCTCGAGGTCGAGCGCGAAGTCGGGGCGGTTCAACGCCTCCATCTCGTAGATCCAACGGAGAGCCTCGAGAGGGTCGATGCCGTAGCCGTACCAGGCCTCGAGCGCGAGGTGGACCCGCGTGCCGAGGACCGCGACGCCGACGGGTGACGTGTCCTCGAGGCGGGGCTGCCACCGCCAGTGATAGACGAGCGCCCAGTGCCGACGGCACCGCTGAAACGACTGCATCTCACTGTTGCTGATCTCGAGCATCAGCGACCTCCCAGCATCCGTCGCAGGGCCTCAGCGTCCTGCATGACCTGCTCGATCCGCGCGCCCTTGCGCTCCAGGATGTCCCGCCGTCGCTCCTCCACGGTTCCCGGCGCGATCTGCTCGATGATGTTGATGCCGTTGGGGTGGATCTCGGAGCCGATGCGGTAGATCCGATCCTCTCCCTGCGTGTTCCGCAGGGGGCTGAACGACCGCTGCATGAACAGCATGCTGTCGGCCCGGGTCAGGGTCAGACCCTCCGCGCCGGCACCGAGCGTGAGCAGCATCACCCGAAGCCGTCCCTCCTGGAAGCGACGCACGTTCTCTCCCCGCTCGAACGGTGACAAGGCACCGGTCACGAGCCCGTGGCTGATCCTCTCCTTGGTGAGCCGCGCCGCGGCGAGCTCGATGAGCTGCCGGGACTCCGCGGCGACCACGAGCGGCTTGTCCCCGAGCTCGCCGAGAAGGTCGACGAGGTCGTCGACCTTGGGTGACGCACCGGTGAGCCGAACCTTGCCGTCCTCACCGATCTCCGCCGCGGCCGCGGCGAACTGCAGCAGCCGCGTGAACTGCTCGACCGTGGATCGCGCGACGAGGATCTCGTTGAGCTCAGCCAGCATGGTAAGCTCCATCTGCCGGTACGCCCTGGCTTGCTTGGTTCCCATGGGCGTCTCGCGGTAGACGGTCGGCAGCTTGGGCGGCAGCTGCGGCAGCGCGGCTCGCTTCAGCACGCGACGGAACAGGGGCGTGGTCACGGCCCGGAACTCGGGCTCGGTGGCCGGGTTGAGGCCGATGATCTCCGTGCCGCCCCAGAGGCCGTACGACTTCTCCGCGTAGCGGTCGAGGTACTTGGTCCGGGTGGGGAACCACTCGGGAAGCACCGCGTGCAGCAGGCCCCACAGGTCGCCGACGTGGTCGTTGACCGGGGTGCCGGTGAGCACGAATCGGTGCTCCGCGGCGTGAGCCACGGCGAACGCGGCGAGGGTCTGCTGCGAGGAGGGCACCGTGGTCCGGGTGCCGTCCTCGTTGGTGATGACCCTGCCGCCGACGTGGCAGAGACGGTGAGCCTCGTCGAAGACGACGGTACGGTGCCCGAGAGCGTTGAGCTCCTTGGGTGTCTTCTGAGCCTCGGTGAGCCGTACCGAGCCGTACGGCGCGAGCCGCGAGTGCAGCTTGAGCAGGTCGTAGTTGATGACGTACACGTCGGCGGGCGTGGCGAGCTGCTCCCGGCGCTTGGCCATGGAGCCGTCGACGACGACGACCCGCAGCTCGGGGGCCCAGTCCGCGAGCTCCCGCAGCCAGACGGTGTTCTTGAGGCTGTTGGGGCAGACGATGAGCGCCGGGAACGGGTCGTTGCCGAGCTCGTTGAGCACCTGCAGGGTACGGATCACCTGCACGGTCTTTCCGGTCCCCATCTCGTCGTAGAGGCCGGCACGCTTCGCGGTCGCGAGGTACGCCACGCCGGCTCGCTGGAAGTCCTTGAGGGTCAGGATGTCGTCGGTCTCGACGCGGTCGATGGCCTTGGCGATCGCGGCCCACCGCGGCCAGTTGGAGGTGGGAAGGCTCATCGCCTCTCGCACCTCCTCGATGGGCTGAAGGAAGTCCCGCCGGAACTCCCAGGCCCACGCGATGAGGCTCTCGTCGAGCTCGAGGTCGCCCTTGAAGACGCCGCGGAGCTGCAGGCAGGCCGGCCACGTGAGCGGCAGCTGCCACGTGTCGGTCTTCTTGCTCCAGCTGCTGCCGGGGATGACCGAGAGCCGGTCCTTGTCGGAGAGGTTGGCCTTGACGATGATCCGGTTGAGGTCGTGGTCGACGCGCGCTCTAGCCACCGAGTCCCTCGCTCACGAGCTGGCGCAGCATCGCCTGGGGCAGCAGCCCGTCGCGGAGAAGGTGCGCGAGAAGGTGAGCCGCGGCCGCGTTCGCGTCCCGTCGGCCGGGTGCGTGCCAGCCCAGCTTCCGGAGCTTGTCCCCGTCCTGACCGAGGTTCCGGGCCGAGCTGGGCATGGGCTTGAGCGTGCGGCACCCGGCGTACCGGGTGACCCACTCAAGGAAGCCGATCACGCGGAGGGCGCTGCCGTCGTGCTTGACGCGGCTGCCGGTGATGAGGTACTGCTCCCAGCCGATCTCGAGCCGTGGTGCGTGCGCCATCAGCGAGCGGTAGATCTGGCTCTCGACGTGGTAGGCGTCGTCCTGACCGCTGACGAACGTGCCGTCGCCGGTCCAGACCGCCCAGCCGGTGGACTCACCGGGGTCGACCCACACGATGACGTGGTCGGCGCTCCCGGCGTCGATGAGACGGTAGAGCACGTCGTGGTTCAGGCTGGCACGGGCCATGGCTTCCTCCTTCCGTTCATTCCTGAGGTGAACCTATCAGGTGGCCGATCATTTGTAAACCGGTTTACGTCTTCTTCCACCGCTCGGTGAGGATCGCGGCGTCGCACGTGAGCGGCACCGCGTAGGTGTCGCGGTCGGTCATGAGCTCGATGATCTGATGCTTGGCGTCCTCCGCGTCGCTGAGGTCCACCTCGAAGATGATCTCGTCGTGCACCGGGAGCAGCATCGCGTCGTCGAAGCCGCCGTTGGAGCAGGCGACGATGGAGCGCTTCAGGGCGTCCGCGGCCTCCGCCTGCAGGCGGTAGTTGAGGAGCGCGAAGTCGCGGCCGCTGTCGGCGGGCAGGTAGCGGCCCATGCTGGTCCACGTGGCCGGCTTGCCGTTGGCGCGCTTCTCCGCGGCGGCCTCCCGGTAGATGGCCTTGGCCATGGTCTCGAGGCCGGGGAACCGCTCGTTGAACGCGTCGTGGATGGGCTTGACCTGCTCGATGGGAAGGCCGATGGAGCGGGCCATGGTGGTGACGCTGGCCCCATAGAGCTTGGCGTAGGACATGGTCTTCACGGCCTGCCGACGGGGGTCCTTCTTGTCGACGTTCTCTCGGAAGAGCTCGCTGGCGATGGCTGAGTAGAAGTCGCGGCCGCCTGGGGTGTCGGCCTCCGCGAACGCGTCGATCAGGCCCTGGTCGGCGCTGACCGCGGCCGCGAGGCGCATCTCGATCTGGCTGAAGTCGCACGTGATGAACGCGCGGCCGGGGCGGGGGATGAACGAGCCGCGGACGATCTTGTCGTCGCGGTGCAGGGTCTGCAGGGCGGGCTCGGTGACGGACATGCGGCCGGTTCGCGCCTGCATCGTGTTGATCTGTGGGTGAACGACGTCGTTGGCGTCGCACAGCTCGAGGAACTTTTCGAGGTAGCTGCCGATGACCTTCTCGGCGTGGCGGGCCTCGATGACGGTCTTGGCGAGCTGCCTGGCTCCCTCGGGGACGCCGTCGTAGGCGACGATCGCCTCGAGGGTCTCCTTGTCGAGCTTGGGCTGGCCGCTGGGCGTGGTCTTGGTGATGGTGAGGCCGACCTGAGCGAAGCCGGCGGCGAGCTGCTTGGCGGACAGGAGGCTCGAGATGCCGAAGCTGTCCTTGAGCCAGGCGCGGGTCTCGCCGGTGTACCTCTTTAGCCTGGTGATCGCGTCGTTGACGTAGTCGCGGTCGATCATGATGCCGCGGTGGGACATCTCGCCGCAGATCCGGGAGGTGGCGAGCTCGAGCTCGTAGATCGGTTGGGACCGCTCGGGAACGGGGTAGGTGCGCTCGAACAGGTGGGCGGTCAGGACGGGGTCGAGCGCGCCGTAGGCCCAGTACGGTGGGAAGCTGTAGGGCACGGTGGCCCAGGTCCAGCCGTTCTGCTTCATGCCGTCGTGCAGGAGCCGCTCGCCGGCGGTGGCGAGCTTGTCGATGAGCCTCGCGGACGCGGGCTTGAGGCCCTTCGGCAGGGTGGGGTCGCGGATCGCGAGCAGGGTCATCGTGTCGTGGCCGTTGGCCCACGGGATGTCGATCTCGCCGCGGTGCTTGAGGAAGCCGTAGTCGAACTTGCGGTGGTGCGCGACGGTGGGTTCCTCGTAGCGGTTCAGCTTCTCGCGGGCGAGGCCGCCCCAGAGCGGCCAGGGGATCGCCCACCCCGTGCCGGTGTCACCGACCTGGATGAGCCGTAGGTCGTCGGTGTGGTGGCTGAGGCCGCTGGTCTCGGTGTCGAACGCGAGGATGGGCCGGCGCTCACCGAGCCAGCGGGAGAACTCGAGCGCGTCATCCAGGGTCTCCACGAGCTTGAGCTGCACGTGGTCGAGGGGGCTGCCGCCGGTTCGCGCGGGCGATCGCTCGGGAACCGCTACCGCGGTCTCGGTGGCGGCCGCGGGAACGATCGCCGGTGGCTCGTAGACCTCAAGCTCGGTCACAGCTCCTCCACGTGCTTGGCTCGCGTGACCGTGAGGCCACAGGTTCGTAGGTACGTCTCAACCGTTGTCGGGTCGCGGTGAGCGTCGTTGGGTCCCACGACGTGGACGACGCGCGTGATCCCGGAGTTGGCGATGAGCTTGGCGCAGCCGCGGCAGCACGCGCTGGAGACGTAGATGGTGCCGCCGCGGATGTCGGTGAAGTCAGCGCGCAGCAGCGCGTTGGCCTCGGCGTGCACGGTGGCGCACGCGTCGTAGGACGCTGTGACGTCGCCGCGTGAGCGGGGGCACCACGCGATGCACGTGCCGGTGAGGCGCTGCCCCCGCGGCGGTCCGTTGTACGAGATGGCGGCGACCCGGTTGTCGCCGGTGACGATGACGGCACCCACCTGGGCACGGTCGCAGCGGCTGCGGTACGCGATGATCTGCGCGACCGCGAGCCAGGTGGCGTCCCAGCTGGGACGGTCGTCACTCGGTGGCGCTGGGGTCGTCACTCTCGTCCTCGAACGTGTTGCCGTACACGTAGTCGTGGTCGGGCCAGCTGACGCGCACGGTCGCCTTCGCAATCAGGTTATCGACGAGCTTGGCGTCCTCATCACTGATCACTCCATTGGGAAAACCGTTCGCCGGGTCCTCCGCCATCTCGTGGATGGTGAGGTACTCGACGTCGGTAGCGTGATCGAGGATGAGGTCGGCGGCGTAGCGGTGCAGCTTCTCGTCGTTGGTCTCATTGAGCTGGTTGTTGTGTGTCATTCAGTAGGTTCCTCCGGTCGATTCTTCTTGAGGTACTCAATCATGTTCTCGAGAACACCGACATCATCACGAACCATACCGAGCGCGTGGTTGCACTGCTCGCACAGCAGACCGCGGAACGTTTCCGTCATGTGGTTGTGGTCCATGACGAGCCAGCGCTTGGGCTCGTGGTTACAGATCTCACAGCGACCGCCGTTGCGCTTGAGGATGTCCTCATAGCGGTGCTTGCTCTGCCAGCGTGCGAGCGCGTGGTTCTTCTGCCTGAGCTTCCAGGTCTCGTAGTTCTGCGCGTGGCAGGTTGGACAGATGCGTCGCGAGCGAGACGGCTCGGTGAACTCGTATCGACAGCCGAGCTCACAGAGCTTGACGCTCTCGTCGAGGGCCGGCACGAGGTCACGGTAGGTGTTGAACGTGTCCTCGAACCCTGCCCCGCGTTGGGTCATGAAGCTTCGCGGGTAGAGGTGAGGGAATGACACGGCACGCGCAGCGCGACTCGCGTGATTGAATCGTCCCACGAACAGGGACGCTCGATCATCCTTGCGTCGTCGTGAGTTCTCAGTTATGAGAGCTGGCGGCGCGTCTCGTAGCTTATCGCGAAGAACGAGACCTCGACCGAGCTCAACGTGCTGCTCATAGATGTGGAACGAGCCAACGTGGTGGTGGTAGCTGCCGACGTCGACCTTGAGAGCCCACGCGAGCGTCAACTGTAACCTGGTGAAAGAATAGAGATCGTAGGGCGTGCCGAGCCAAACATCGTTGCTCCGCATCTCCGTGATCATGTGAAGCTTGTTGTCGCGGATCAGGAACTGAAACAGGAGGGTGCAGGGAACGTCACGCTTGCTCGCCGTGAGTTCGTCATGTCGCCAGATGAGGACGACGGCCTGGCGGCTGTCACCATCCTGACTGAGACGCTCGATGGCTCGCTGGAACTGACCGTAAGTGCGAGGACCGTAGGCCCCGAGAAGGTGATCATCGTCAGCATAGCTCGAGAACCGCTGCCCGCTGACCGCGTTGAGCTGGCGAAGGCTGCTGAAGCCGCCGAGCAGCTGCACGTATTCCACGGCACCGATCTTGAGGTTCATCCGACGGCCAACGTTGACTGGCACACCACGCGTAGGGTCATCGATGACGAGTGTGACGTCGGTGAGCTCACGGGTCAGCTGACCACGCGGTGATACAACGTTGCCGTAATCGGTGACGGCCCGAACCGCCTCAAGATAGACCTCATCAGCAGTTCGACCCCTAATCTCCACGCATGGCCTCCCTCAGTGACTCGACGTAGCCGTCGAAGTTCTTGTGCTGAAACCGCTTCGCATACTGCGGGTGCCTCACCATGGTGTGGGTGACGCCAGCCAGGTCGAGCTGACGGCAGGCGCGGTTGCCGAGCGCGACGACCCGTGGCTGGTCGAGCTCCTCCCACAGCTTGCGCAGGTCGACACCGGGCTCGTGCGCGTTGACGATCCCAACCTCGGCGTGCAGCTTAGCCTCGATGACGGCGTCCCACAGCCACTTGCTGCAGCCGGCCGCGGTGGCCGGCGTGAACGGTCGGGTGAGGTCTGGCCGGGGTCGGGCGTTGCGCTCGTCACCGACGAGCAGCGCGGTGGGCCAGAGCTGACCGACGTAGGTTCGCTGGCTGGGCACGGTGACGCGTTGGGCGCGCGCGTGACGGTTCCACGCGAGGTCGAGCAGGCCGCGGAGCGCGATCTGCCGGTCCTCGCTGCCGGTGATGACGACGTAGTCGAGGTGGTCGGCGAGCCGCTGGTACGCGCCGTGGATGTACGGCAGCTCCTCGAGCTTGGTGAGGTCGTCGCCGCGGGTGAGGAACCGGGTTTGCAGCTCGGGATAGGTCGGCAGGCACATGACGCGAACCGCGCCGAGCGCGTCGAGCGCGGCCTCCACGTGCGAGAGACCGGCGGGTGAGAGCCGGCTGACGCCGCGCCACAGCGGGCCGTAGACGGCCTCGCCGAGGTGCCAGCGGTCCATCACCACGAGGTGGTGGTCGGCGTCGATGAGGTTCCTGAGAGGCTCGACGTCGAGGGCGCTCTCGTACTCCACGAACGGGTCGGTGTCGGGGTCGGGTGGTCCCTTGTGGATGCGGTGGCCGTGCCAGCCGCGTCTCGTCGCGGCGTCGATCAGCTGACGGGTGAGGGTCGACTTGCCACCGCAGTCGGGACCCTCGATGGTGATCAGCACGGGTGCCTACCTCTTCTGGGCGCTGTGGAGGTCGAGCACGAGCTCCATGAACGCTCGGTTGCGCTCGAGGTCGGCTCGGGTGTGGTCGCCGCGGAGGTAGCTCTTGACGGCCTGGTCGAGGAACCCGAAGCAGAAGGCCATGACCTCGGCTCGGTTCCCGGAAATCCTGGTCAGAAGCTCTCTCGCGGCAGGCTCAAGGTCGGCGGCGTCGGTCACGTTCCGTCCTCTCGTTCCTGGTTCGATCGTACCGCTAGATGGGTCGGCTCGGCACCCTTGAGGCACCGAGCCGACCACGGTTGATCAGAGCTGGTTCAGCAGGTAGAGCTTGCCGTTGCCGTCGCGAACGATCGGCGTGGTGTCCTGCGAGAACCCGATGACCTCGACGAGGTCGCCGGTGTTGAGCGGCGAGCTGGAGATCTTCGCCGCCGCGGCCCTCGCCGGCCTCGGGCTGCCGGCCGGCTGAGCGTCGCCGGCGGGCTCGCTCGCCTGGTCCGAGACGCCGTCCAGGCTCCGGATGCCGCGGTACAGGAAGGCTCCCGCGACCGGGATCTCGATGATGAGGTTGGGACGGTTCTTGCGAAGCTGGCTGATGAGCGTGCTCAGGTTGCTCTTGTCGTAGTTGATGATCTCCGAGAGCTGGTCGATCGTGACGATCCTGTCACGGTTCTTCTCGAGAACCTCGAGAATCTGACGGGTGACACCGACGCGTCGTTCCGCTGCCATCTGGTTCCTCCGTTCCTGAAGTGCTGTGAAGAACGTATCACGTGAACGCTCACTTGTAAACAGTCAGAGACGACGAACCTGGCTGAGAGCCTCAGCGATACCCTCGTCGAGAACCTTGGCGCGGTCGAGCAGCAGCAGGGCCGGCATGCTGAACTGGCCCGGCGACTTGCTGCGGGTGAGGCGGAGGCGCTGCAGGAGGTCGCCGACGTCGCGGCACACGTGGGCCGCGTACCGGTCGATCTCCATCTTGACGATGGTGTCCCCGAGGTCGTCGGCCTCGATGTCGAGCGGCTGGCACACGGGGCACGGCTCGGGAACGGGATCCTCGCACTCGTCGTCGAGGTAGCGATCGGCGAGGTCGGCGAGCTTGGTGTGGACGCCGCGCTCGCAGCCGTCGACCGCGTGGTAGATGATGGACCGACCGATGGTCTGCAGCACGTAGCGACCGGAGCCGTCGGTGAGACGGTACAGCACGAGATCCGTCCAGCGGTGGTGATCGTTGTTCTCGTCGCTCGTGGAGTCGGTCACGCGCTCACCGGTGAACTCGAGGACGCCGTCGATGTCACGGACGCGGACGGTTCCGGGGTCGAGCGGCTCGGTGGTTTCGTTGATCTTCTTCATCGGTTCCTGCTCCTTCCTAGCTTCCTGGCTAAATCTTACCACGTGCCGCTGGATCAGCCACGGTTTCAGATCAATGTTTACAAGTGAGCGTGACGGTGGTACGGTAAGCCGCAACGGTTGACCGACCAACCACAGGAATCGAGGAACCATGAGCGACGACATCCGCGTGGCCGACACGGCCACCCTGCTCAGCATCATCGAGCACGGCCGGGAGGCCGGCCTGCGGGAGCTGCTGACCTACGGGACCCGACAGATCCTGGACATCAACGGCTACCACGTGCTGAGCCTCGCGCGGGCCTGGCACCGCTACGACCCGAGCACCGCGCGGCCGCTGCACCACCGGTTGACCGCCGTGATCAAGGTTCGTCGCGATGGCACGCCCGTCGTGCAGAACCTGGACATCACGCCGAGTGACTGGAGCAAGCTGCCGACCGCGGAGCAGGTTCAGCGCTCTCACCAGGTCTTTCAGGAGCTGAACCGATGAGACGCACCGCGGACCAGGTCACCCGCGAGATCACGCGGATCATGAACCACGTGGGCATCAACCCCGACGAGACGCTCGAGGTGAGGACCGACCACTACGGCTACCGGTTCACGTCGCGGATCCGCGGCGTCGACCTGGGGCTGGCGATGGCGGCCCTCACGACCTACCTGGTGGAGCGTCCCCTGGTGGACGTGAGGCGGGTCGGTGACTCGATCGTGCTCACCCAGTGGGACCGATGGTAGGAGCGAGATGACGACCACGAGCACGGTTGACCTGCTGATCAGGAACGCGCTTCACCACGCGGGCCTCGCGATCGCGTTCATGAGCACGCGGCTGGTTGAGGACGACGCCGTCTTCGAGACGACGATCACGCCGGCGCTCGGCCGGGACGTCGAGCTGGTCGCGATGGTGCTCCGTGGCTACCACGGCGGCACGTACGGCACGAGCGTCGCGGTCAGGGGACGCACCGTGATCAGTCGGCAGCTGAACAAGTGAGCGGGTGGAGAGGAGGTCCCAGGTGAGCGACGAGAGCGACTTTCAGGTCGACACGAGCAACGACGGCTCGATCGGCCTCAACCCGGACGGCGAGCTGTGGTTCAACGCGTGCTGCGACACCGGGAACGGGTACCTGACCGAGGACGAGGCGCTCAAGCTTCGGACGACGATCGACGCGTTTCTGACCGGTAAGGAGCGGCTCAAGCGTGGAGCTCAGTGAGGACCAGGCGTACGCCCTGGACCGGGTCACCGACTGGTTTCAGGGAGCGCCCGAGTCCACGTACTGCGAGGACGAGGACTGCGAGCCCTACCCCCACACGCACGGCAACGCCCACGGCTACCCCGTGCTGTCCATCGGTGGCCTCGCCGGCTCCGGCAAGACGTGGCTGACCGGCCAGCTGAGCCGGGTGCTGGGCGCGCGCGTCGCCTACGGCGCGCCCACGCACCGGGCCGCCGCGGTTCTCCGTGGCAAGCTCGACGAGCTGGACGCGCTCAACGTCCGCACCTACCACTCCCTGCTGTACCAGGCGCGGGCGACGTACCGCTGCCTGAGAACCGGCCGGCTCGTCGTGGAGATCCCGTGCGGCTGCGACGACCCCGAGGGCTGCGACTGCTCGAAGGCGTTCAAGCCGTGCGTGGAGCCGCCGGATCACGCGTGTGAGATCAAGGAGGACCTGCAGTTCAAGCTGCGGACCGCCGTCGGCGGCAAGCGCGACCTGATCATCCTCGACGAGGCGTCCATGGTGTCCGAGCAGCGCGTCGAGGAGATCGCGTCGCTCGGCGTGCCGGTGCTGCTGGTGGGTGACCACGGGCAGCTCGCGCCGGTCAAGGAGGAGATGAACCGGTGGATGAGGAAGCCGGAGATCGTTCTCAGCACGAACCACCGGCAGAGCGACGCGACGGGGATCGTCGCCGCGGCGAGGCGGGTCCGCGAGACCGGTCGGCTGCCGCTCGGCACGTACGGTGACGGGTCCACGGCGTGCGTCTCCGCGGCCCTGCGGCCCGAGGTTCTCGCAGTCGCGTCCCGGGACCGCCTGCCGCCGTCGCCTCACCACGCGATCATCACGCACACCAACCGGATGCGGGCCGCGGTCAACAACTCCTACCGGGACACGCCGGCGCACCTCGCCGCGCCGGGCATGCCGGTCGTGGGGGACCGCGTGGTGTCGCTGCAGAACGGGGACCGCGTCGTCGTGGAGGTGGGTGAGGGGCTCGGCCGCGGCGAGGATGGCTGGCGGCCCACCGGGGGGATGGAGTTCGTGTTCAACGGCTCCACCGGCACGATCCGCTCCGTGCGGCGGCCGGAACGGCCCGGTCAGCGCTGGGTGACCTGCGTGGTGGAGCTCGACGCGGACCGCCGCGGCAAGCCGGGCTGCCACGTGCTGACCCAGCTCGTGACCAAGCAGCTCGGCGCGCCGGAGCGGCTCGCTCCCAACCAGTTCCCCGACGGCCGGCACCTCTGGGACCTCGCCTACGCGCTCACCGCGCACAAGGCGCAGGGCTCAGAGTTCAGCAAGGTCGTGGTGCTCGACACGAAGCCACCGGAGCCCAAGCGTTGGCTGTACACCGCCATGACCCGAGCGAAGGACAAGCTTGTGGTCGTCAACTGGAACCGTTAGGAACGGAGGAACGGTGAACGAGACGGAGCGAAACCTGGTCGCGCAGCTCGCGGAGCTGGTCGAGGACCTGGCCGCGGCGCTCGAGGTCCCGGCCGCGTCGCACGAGGCGCGTCAGATCGCGAAGGCGCTGCGAGACGGCCGGGGGAACGGCTGATGAGCGACGAGTGCCGGTGTGGGTACGACCAGCGGCAGCGCACGCACCTCGCGGCCCTGGCGGAGCTCGTGACGATGCTCGCGCGAGAGGTCAACCGACCCGACGTGGCGACCAAGGCCGACACCCTGATGCAGTTGATCTACGAGGGGGCTCGATGATGAGTGGGTATGACCAGGTGCTGCCGCAGGTGTTCACGCGCTGCCTGATCGTGGATCGCGTTGACGTGCCCCGGCTCGCGGGCCTGCTCGTGGGCCCGAGCGAGCGGTACGCGAACGGCAGCAGCTTCGCGGTCACCGTCGACGAGACGCCGCCGCGGGTGAAGGTCTGGCTGTCGAGGTCGAGCTTCGAGCGTGTGCTCGCCGATGATCTGTTTGGTTCCTCACCGAGGGGGTCGCAGTCGTGCGATTGAGCCGTCCCTGCTACGACAAGCCGTGGCGGTGCCCGGGTTGGGCCGGCGGTGGGATGAGGTACGCCAGGCGAGAGCGCTGCACCGGCGGCCAGATGCGTGGGTGGAACCACGGCGAGCAGCGGTGGCCGCACCTGACGTTCCACCGCTGCAACACCTGCGACGTGGTGACGTGGCCGTTCGTGATCCGGTGGCTCGACCCGAGCTGGCTGCGGCACGCGGTCCACGCGTGGTGGCTGGCGAGGAGGTTGCGCTGATGCCGCGCATCATCGAGACCCTCGAGCAGGAGGAGATGTGGTACGGCCAGGATGGTCGACCGTACCGCGTCACGGAGATGGAGACGAGTCACGTCGTGAACGTGCTCGCGTTTCTGCGGCGTCGTGCCGACGACCTGGCGAGGCACGCGGCGTGGTACGAGGTGAGCCACGCGCCGCTCTCGAGGCAGCTCGAGATCATCGATCGCTGGCGGGGTGAGCTCGGGGATGATCCCGTGGCGTGGCTCGAGCGCCGACCGCTGGTGAAGGCCCTCAGGTACGAGCTGGTGCTACGGGACACGGTGGAGGGCGAGGTCATCGGTGAGGTCAAGGAGCTGACGTGAGCGGAGAGAAAAGGTAGAGCGATGGGATGGGTCAGGTGCGAGGGCGGCTGCGGTGAGTTCGTGCGTGGTGGCACCCACTTCGCGTGCCGTGCGTGCTGGGCTCGCCTGCCGGCCGATCTCTGCCGAGAGTACTTCGAAGCGATGAAGGGTAGCGTGACCCGACGAAACAACCTCTCCCGGCCGCAGGCGAGGAAGCTGGTGAGGGAGTGGTGGGCCGCGAACCCTCCCGTGAGGGAGACGAAGGAGCCGCTGTGGAAGCGTCCGCGACCGAGCTGAGCGAGCAGATCGCGTTCCTGCGAGCGTGGGTTGAGCACCATCGGCACGAGGGCGGCGAGCAGTGGTACGTCGATGAGCACGTCGTGGACGTGGATGCGAACATGCTGTGGCAGGTGGTTGAGCACGCCCTGCGGCTGTGGCACCAGCGGGTGCCACGTGACACGTGTCAGGTGACACCCGTGGTGTCACGTGACACGCACGACCGTGCCTGACACCGGTTGGGGCGCGCCGGTGCCGGCTCGACGGTACCGGCGCGGCTACGGCCGGGCACGACCGTGTCCCGTGTGTCAGCGAGCGATCTGCCGGGTGCCAACCACGGGCACGATCGTTCGGCACAACTACCCCTTGGTGCCACCGGATGGCACCTACCGAATGCGGTGGCACGGGACGACCGTGACGTGTGGCACCGGGCCGCTGGGATACCCGTCGATCCCCCGGCCGCACGCGCGGTGCCCCGCGTCGGGAACGAGGGATGAGGACCACGTTCGAGAGGAGCTGACCCACCGTGGCAGGCAAGCGACACCGAGGAACGACGGGGCGTGACCTCTACCGGGAGAGGATGCGGGTCCTGCGACGCCACGCTCGTCGCGTCAACGACACCGTGCTCGCGCACTGCGTGCCGACCGAGGCGGAGATCCAACGGGGGTTTGAGATGCACGGCCGCGTCGGCAAGGTGATCTACGACACGAGGGCGAGGGCGGCGAACGCCGCGACCGAGCTGCGACGGCTCGGGTTCCTGCCGCAGACGCCGTACGAGTGCCCTCGCGCGGCCGACGGCCACTGGCACCTGCGCAAGCGACTGGAGGTCTGACCGTGCCCAACGGCAACCAGCGTGGGAGCGCCGCGACGCGGCGAGCGAGAAAGCGGTGGCTGCTCGACACGTTCGGTGACGGCGTCACGGTCATGTGTCACCTCGAGGTGTCGGACGAGTGCGAGATGGACCTCACGCTGGAGACCCTGACCGTGGACCGGATCGTGCCGGGCTGCGAGGGCGGGCGATACGTCCGCGGCAACATCCAGCCGGCGTGCAAGCCGTGCAACGACCTGCAGGGCGGGCGGCTGCGCGTCGCCCGCAGACAGGGTTTACAAGTGAGCGCCGAGGTGGTAAGCTGATCCCAGGAACGAGGAACGAGAGGACGTGGTTGAGGTGATCGTTGAGGTGAGGCGAGCGACGAGCGACGCCAAGCTCGCCGACCTGAGCGCCGCCACCTTCCTGGCTCACAGCTGGAACCTGGACGGGCGGTGCGTGGTGGCGCTGCGGGGTCGACGCTGGTTGGTCGAGCGCACGCGCGGGGCCGAGGGACCCTACGACGCGATCGTGAACCCGGTCATCAACACCGTGTGGGTCCGGGAGGTGACGGCGTGAGCGGCGCGGTGACGCGAACCTGCGGCTGCGGCGCGCCGGCGACCTTCGAGCTGACGCGATCCCACGACGGTGGCGGCCGCACGTTCACGTGCGACGCTCACCTGCCGGACGCGACCCGGTCGGTGGCGGCGAGCGTGCCCAGCTGGGCGACGTACCCGTCGACCCGGGTGACGACGAGGACGTTGACGTCGTGAGCTGGGATGACCGCCTGGCCGACCACACGCCGCTTCGACACCGCCTGCTGACGGAGGCCGCGGCGGGCCGCCTGCTCATCCACAGCGCCGCGCACCCACGCTTCCCCGGCGACTTCTTCCGGGGCGCGGTCCGGCTCAGCGACCGTGAGCAGGCGGCGGCGCGGTGGCTGCTCGACGAGACCCTGATCGAGGAGGATCGTCAGGTCGCGTGGCACGTGCACGAGGTGCGGCCGCGACGGCACAGCCAGGCGCTCGACGTGCTGACGATGTGGAACCATGAGCACGGGAGAGGGGCGTGATGGCGTGGATGAGCTGAGCGAGGGTGACCGGGCGTGGCACAGCCTGCTCGGTGCCGGCACGGTGATCAAGCTCGTGCCAACCGGCTGGCCCGCCCTGACCCCGATCGATCAGGCCGTCGTGCGGTTCGACGACTTCGATCAAACGTGTGCGATCCCCCTGACCCGACTGGAGAGGCTGTCGTGAACCGTCTGCTGCTCGGCCGCAAGCGCTGCGGCGCCGAGATCACCGTGACCACCCGATCCCTGCTGGGACGACCCACGCGCGCCGAGACCGTGACGTGCCTCAAGGAGGACGGTCACGACCGGGACAGGTTCCCCACCGAGCATCGCGGCGTCGCGACGCAGCTCAAGCGCAGCTCGATCCCCGTGACCTGGCGGGTCAACCGGGAGGGCCACGCGGTCCTGACGAGCCCCGACAACCTCATCGAGGTGAACTGACGTGGGCCGCCGGCCGTGGCACGCGCGGTCCGTCGGGTGGCTGCGCGTCGCGGCCGACGTGACCCGCGACGAGGAGCTGCGGGAGTGGTTCCTGCGGGCCGCGAGCGACCTGGAGGCTGAGCGACCCGTCATCTGCCTGGATGAGATCCTGGTGGCCGCGGAGCGGGCCGTGAACGCGGAGCTGGCGACGGCCCGCGCGTTCAGGGAGCGTGGCCACAACTGGTCGGCGAGGTGGTACGCGCTGCCGGATGGGCGTACGTTCCATTCACGGGACCGCGGTCACCTCGAGCGCAGCCGTCACAGCGTGCGTCGGCTCGAGACCGCGACGGAGCTCGAGGAGGTGTTCGAGTGATCGGTCGCTCGAGCCTCGAGCCGAGCCCGCCCCAGCGCGCAGACGCCCACCGCACCGCGAGCGACGACGTGAGGAGGCTGAGGGTACGGTGAGCCGAACGGAGGACCTGACCCAGCTGCGGCGGGAGATCATCGCAGCTCATCAATCCGTGACCAAGCTGAAGAACCGTGCGCGACGGCTGCTGCCCAACGGGTCACCGGTGTGGCTGCACCTGCTGGACGCGGAGATCAAGCTGTGGGACGCGCACACCGACCTGACCATCGGGTCGTGAGCGTCGTCAGGACGAGGAACCGGAACGGGGTGCACTTCTCACGCGCCCCGCTTCCCGGCAAGCACCACCGGTGCGAGCCGTGGACCACGACGCAGGTGACGATCCGGGGCAGGCTCGTGGTCTCCGACCGCTGCGCCTGCGGCGCGATCCGCACCAACGGCGGCCCGTGGTCCGGCGTGAACTCCCGTCGCGAGAACGGGTGACCGAACCGAGGAAGATGACCGACCTGAAGGGAACGTGACGTGGACCTATGGCAGATGAGGCTCGACCTGATGAGCGCGCGTCAGAAGACGGTGAACGTGCAGGCCGCGGCGCGCAAGCGGTGGGGCGACCGGTCCGCGGTGGGAACCGCGGTCAACCTCAGCGTCGCGCGGATCGACGACGCGCTTCGCGTGGTGAACGACCTGATCCAACGGGGGGAGATGTGACCGACTTCGACGACCACCGCTGGGCGTGCGAGCGTCACCGCAAGATCTTCGATCGCTGGTGGTGGAAGGTGCGCCGCGACAACGTGCTGGTGGGGCTCATCTCCGCCGCGAACGACGGCTGCCTGAACGCGAGCGACGACTACGAGGCGTACACCGTCAGCTGCCAGCCGATCCCACCGCGGCCCGCGAGCCGGGGGACGAGCTCCTACACCGCGGCGCTGCAGCTCATCCACGAGACCGTGCCGGTGAGCCGCGATGCCTGACCCCACCTGCGACACGTGCGGCGAACGCGTGGTGTGGAACGAGATCGAGGGCTGGCGGCACACCGACGCGGAGCACCCGTTCGGGATGTTCCGGTGCGCGGACCTCGCCGGGCACGTGCCCACCGCGCGACGGTGGCACGAGGCGGTGACCCGGTGAGCCGCCGCGATCCCCGCGTGCGCGGCCTGCCGGACGAGGCGTGGGGCCGGCGACCGAAGCCCCGCCGTCGGCCGACCAAGGTCCACCTCAAGTCGGGCCCGTCGAGCGGGTTTCCGGGTCCCGCGTGCGGCCAGGACTTCCGCGTGGAGCGTCGGGGCCACGAGGGGTCGGCGTTCGAGCTGACCGACGACCCCAACCGGGTGACGTGCGAGCAGTGCAAGCGGTCCTACGAGTTCCGAAAGCGCCTCGAATAAGGGTTTACATTTTGGGGCGAGGCTGGTAGGTTCGTACCAGACGAGGAACCCGGAAGCGAGGAGAGACCGATGAGCGACCGACCGGCCCCCACGGCGGCTGACCTGGACCGGGTCCGGAACCTGATCGAGGAGGCTCGGTCGGCGGCGCTGACGGCGCAGCGCGAGGCGCTGGCCGTCCTGGGTCTCAGCCCGACGCTGACGCGGATCCTGGCGGCGAGCGAGGAGCTCAACCGCGCTCGGACCGAGCTGCGGTAGACGGTCCGGGTTGAGGAACCAGGAAGGAGAGGGAACCGTGAACGTGAGCGACGTCCGAAAGGATCTGTGGGTCGCGGGGATCCGTCGGCGCGGCGGCACCTGCACCGGACGGGTCGACGCGACCCGGTGCGTGCCGGAGGGAGCGCCCCGCGCCGAGGTGGCGTGGGACGACGGCGGCACCCGTTGGCCGCTGGTGTCGATCCTGGTGCCGCTGGGGGAGACGCCGTGAGCGAGGACTGGAAGGCCGGCTACAAGCGAGCCCTGCTGACCGCGTTCGGACGGTCGGCGTACGCGTTGAAGCCGCTGCATGGCGGTGCGGACACCTACTACGGTGGGCCGTTCGACTACCAACGCACGACCGAGGTGCACCAGCACCTGTCGTCGATCGGATGCGAGGTTGACGTTGACGCGTCACCCATGCCGGAGGACGTGAGCTGGGCGCAGTTCAACGGCACGTTCGCGGAGGACGACACGCGGCACGGCCTGGACGGCTCGATCACGTGCCGCTGCGGGCGCCTCCGCGGGGTGCCGGTCCGGTGGGAGGGCACGTTCAGCGAGCTGCTGACCCAGGTGCTACGAGAGGACTGAGGATGACGAGCGACGAGCGACCCAGGCTGGATGACCGGGTGCGGGCCGAGCGCCTGCCCGGCGGCCTCGGCACGGTCATCGACTACCAGCACGCGCACCGCGGCAGCCCGGAGCGGTGGCTGGTGCGACCCGAGCGGGCCGGCGAGCTGCCGCTGTGGCTGACCCGGCGCGAGTTCGAGCTCGTGTCGCGACCCAACCCGTGACGCGAGGAGGCGAGCCAACGTGAACCAACGACGGCTGAGCGAGGCGGAGACCCTGCTGAGCGACGCGCTCGATCGGATCGGCCGGGCCCACGACCTGCTCAAGAACGAGCCGGGCTGCACGGTGGCCGACATGCAGGTGAACAGCGCCAGGCGGACGATCAGCCTGTGCCTGATCAACGTGCGGGAGCGGCTGCGGCGGTGGAGGGACTGATGGACTGGCTGACGGCCCTGCTCGACGCGCTGGCCGACGCGGTGGAGGGACTGTTGGACGCCCTGCCGTGGTCGAGCCGGCGACGGCGGAACCGACGACGGGGAGGACGGTAGCCGTGGGCTCATCGAGGCCGCGGCCGCAGCCCCTACGGGGCCCGGAGCACCGGGTGGTCGCGGCCGAGGTCGCGGACCAGCTGACGACGGCGCACCGCGCGGTGAGCCAGGCTCACCGCGTGGCCCTGAGCCAGCTCGGGGTGAGGGACGAGACAACGATCGAGGTGGCCGAGGCGCTCACCGCGGTGAGCCGGGCCGCGGCGAGGCTGCGAGAGAGGTTGAGCCAGCGGTGAGCGACGAGACCGAGCGCGAGAGCGAGACCGGGCGGGGGAT